TGGTCTTGTACGTCGTGATATTAGTCAAAAGCGCTGTTTGGATGACTAACTACCGGAGGAAGCCATGGTCAATATGGGCCGTTTACAACGTTCTTAGACTTGTAAACTGAGAGTATTTCCAACGGCTGGTCTGCGCCGGCGACCACCACCTGTCCTGCCGGTGCGAGTGCTCTCAGCCATACTCTGAACATCCTCTGAATGCATGCTCTGAATCTCAACCGCTGCCGCCACTGCCCCTTGAGGGGCTGACGTCTGTGGAATCTCATTCATATCACGCTCTCTTGCCTGTTGGAATGCAGCCAAGATATCGTCAACGCCAGATGGACCCTTCATCTCGCGACGTGCCGTCTGTTGCTGAACTTCCTTCTGCTCAACTGACGCAACTGCCTGTGGTGCCCTCTGTTGCTGATTAGGCTGGAAGAAGGCGCCTGCTGATCCTGCAGATGCTGGGTTTGGTGCAGCTTGTGTCTGTCCCATCGCCATTCCCATGAAGTTGCCGAAACCTGGTCCAGCCTGATTAGCCGCCGCAGCAGCAAACTGACGAGCCAAGTCAGGGTTCTGCCGTAGTACATCATCCGCCGTGGGCATACGGGATTTCAAGAAGGTGTTGCTAACATGGCACATGAAGCCAGAGCCTGCAAGCGCAGTCATTAGTCGCAACTCAGGTGGCATCTTGCCACGGTCCTTGTATTTGTCATATAACTCCTCGAAGATTTCGTCAAAGTCCTCAACATTCTCATGGACGGACTCAGACCAACCATCCAGCTTCAAGTCGAATGGGTCAAAGCGGCCATTCATCCACTCCATACCTGTGACAACACCGATGAGTGCCTGGCGCTGGAAGCGGAGAGATGCCTCCAGGTTTCTTGCATCCACCAGGCGCATGTATTCTTGCTTCATCTCATCCAGTGCATTATCCATGGTAAAACGGCGGCTTACCTGGAAACCCTTTTGCTCAAGACGTTGGAGCTTATTAAGATACTCAATCTTCTCTTTCTTCTCCTCTAATGGATCCCTCTGTGAGCCAAGGGGTGCAAGAGCAATAGTAGGACCTGTAGCAGTTTGGTTGTTCGAGAAGAAGTTCTTATCCGTCTCGGCACGCTTGAACTCAATATCAATGGGAGCAGGCGCTGAAGAGTTTCCATTACCACCAGCAAAGTTGAGCGTGATAGGTGTTTCATCAGAGGGTAAGTTCGTTATTTCAATCTCTGAGATACCATCGCTGGAACCAGAGGCAGAACCGGAACCGGAACCCCATCCTCCAGAAGATGATTCAGATTGGTTAATAGTAACTGTCTTCATAGGGTTAGCTAGCATACCCAAACCAAGCGAATCATCAGGCCCCATACTCATGACGTTTCCTAGATCGCTCGTATCAAAGTTCAAAGCAACCTCCTCCATTTCGCGTAGAGTAACACCGGCCATCTTCCTTCTCCGTTTTGGTTTGTCTTTTTTAGACTCCATTCATACGCGTTGCGAAAGTGGTTGGAACTTAAGATTGGGATTTGACAGTTTCAATTTCATTGGCTTGCTGCCATGGATCTTTGATTCCGTTCCTATGTTCTATACCGGGCATCTGTATCCAGCGGTCAAGATGACCATCCAGCGTTTGAAGAACCAAAAAGATACCGTGAGATCTTTCTATATGATATGGGAGGTGGCGAGTGTCATTTCCCAACATATAAAATAGAAGAGGTATAGATTTTTCTGCGAACTTCATCATCTTCTTGAAAATGGCCTTTGGTATCATATAACAATGATAAAGGGGTATATTTGCCTGGAGAATAGAATCCATTACATGTTTAGTTTTAAATGTACGATTGTAAAGATCCAGAATGGCTGCCCAGCCATCCAGTCCAACTGCCTGGTCCAGGTGGCGGCGACTATTCTCTGCGAAATGAACAAATAGAATTTTCTGAGGATTTTCCAGTGTTTGGATAGCAGCCTCTATGTTTTGAAAGAGTGAGTTCTCTAACACCATATCATACTGGAGGAATCCAACAAACTCATAAGGATCCAGCAAAATCTCTGGATTATTAGCAACATGGAAAAAGACGCTGCTTTCACAGAACTTATTATGCTGCATAAAAGGATTATAGTTAGGCAGCTGTCTTTCTTCAAATACTAAATGTTTGAGAGGTTCAGGAACTTGTTTGTCTCTTATTGAAGTATTCACTGCTACAAAATTACAATATCGTTCCAAATAAATCTTGTTTAATTTTTCATAAGCAACTTCAGTTAGAAATTTATGAAAAATAATATAGAATCTGAAACTCATCTAGGTGATTTTAAGTTTTAAAGGTTTAGACGCCGGCCCTCGCGGGTCTAAACTCATAATAAAGAGTAGATTATATGAAGATTGCTGTAGTAATACCCTCTTATTCAGAGGATCTAGATAAGATTCCAAATATGCTTAAAAGTATTTCTGAACAGACGCGGCATCCTGACTTAGTTATTCTGAGGATTTCTTCAGTTCAAACTACACCCGTTTATGAAACTCCATTTCCTCTGACAGTGCTTTCTGTTTCAAATGGTCAATCTGCTGCACAAAATCGTAATGCAGGAGCAGTTGCTGTTCCAAAAGACTATGATATTATATCTTTCTTTGATTCGGATGACTGGATGCATCCAAGAAGAATTGAGTTCCTTGAGCGAGCATTTCAAGAGCCTGTAGATGTTGTTCTTCATAACACAATTATGAAGAGAGAAGAGGAGTTTGATGGATGGCCAAATGTCTCCTATTCTTTCTATACAAACTGTTGCTTTCTGAATAATGAACGATGTTATACTAAAATAAATGATGTACATAAAGTTCATGCATCTGGTCATGTATCTATAAGACGAATAATCGTAGATGATGTATTTTTTCCTACAGCATCATCAACAATTGGCTTTGAAGATACACTTTATTTAGTGAATCTTCATACTCTAGGATTTAGATTTGGATTTATAGATGCAGAACTCTCACTCTATATGCAATTTTCTCCTGAAATCCGATTTGAGAAGGACTACATGCTTCATCAGTTACGTAGATGATCATATAATTTTTATTTTATTCATATAGAATATAAGATGCCAAATAATAATAAGACTTTGAGCACCAAGTCAGAGGAGTACAAGATGGAGCAGCGCGGTAAATGCTCTAATGTGAATGTACGCGGTAAAAAGCCTTCGAATGCAAATGTGAAGGCATGTATTGCTCGCATGAAGGCTTCCGGTGGTGGCACGCGTCGCAGCCGCTCAACACGTCGCTCAACCCGTCGCACAACTCGTCGCTCATAAATCAACTTAGATAGATAGCTTATCAATACACATACAAAAGGCGTCGGCCAAATCATTCTTCTTCGTGTGTGACCCGAAGAATGTGATCCATTTGACGCTATCCACTGTCTTTTCCGCTAGAACCTTGCGTACTTTGGCTTCAGAAGCAGCTTTGCGGTCCTTGTACCCTGCGTCTCCCTTCTCGTCAACCTGGACTTTCTTTCCAGCATGAACCAGTTTGAGAATCGGTGGCCCAGGCTGGAGCATATCTCGCAGGGTTGCGAAGAGTAGAATCTGGACGGACTTCATAGTGGGATTTTTAAGAACGGGCTGGTTCTCCAGGAGGATTGTGTTAGCTGTTCTGAAAAGCGCTGCATGGTCTCCAACAAACTTGCGAATAGCATCATGTAGGATTGTTAGCTCTGTATCCAGCGCTTTTGTGACCTTGAGTTTAGGAATCGGCAGACTGTAGAAGGTGGCAAGCTTCTCCTCAGCCGCTGCCTTGCTGGAGACTCCTTTAACAATTTGTTTGCTGGCCAGCAGTTCTTTCATTCCAGCCATAGGAGGCAACTTTTTCAGGAGAACTCCACTCAAATCGCGAATGGCTGGGTGACCAGCTGGGCAATGGCGAACACATGTCTTGCTGTCTCCATGAAAATATGCGGCTTTGGCTGAACAGGATACACAGGTGGCAGCTGCCGCCGCTGCAGTTTCATGACCTTCTCCCCTCAGAAGATCATAGTTCTGCCATCCAAGAATAGTATATTTATCCGCCGTCTTACTTGCGAGACACCATGCAAGATTCCGAATACCAATGTCAAAGGCTAGAATCGTCTCTGGCATTTGTATTCTATTAGTTTATTTGTTTAGACCAATCTTATTTTTTAGAGAATGTGTCCAGTATACTGTTCTGAAAAAGAAAACCATTAAACATTTTTTTCACTACAAATAAATCTTTAAGATACTCTATATCTTCTTTGGGTAGAGAACTCAGATATTCAATATACATTTCTGATAATGAACGTACATCCTCTGCAAATAGATGAATATATTCACTTCTTACCAAAATTAAGTTTGCTGTATAACACAGCGGAAAATATCCCTTGTCTCTGGCTAGATCAGAAATAACTTTAATACTCTGTCCAATATTATTTGCGGCAACATTCTCTGGAATGATGTGTGGATATTCAGGATGATGACCTGAGTTAACTTCAATACAGATGACTTTTGGCAGATATTTCTTCATCTTATCAAATATAAAATAATCGAGACCATCTACATCAATCGAGACGAAATCAAATTTCCGTTTGTTAGAATGTTTTTCAATCAATGTGTCTAAGTTATCATTATCTGAAAATCCTACAGATGCATTAACACAATCAATGCGATCACGAAAATCTTTGAAGTTATTGACAAGTGTATTAAAACGGCTGGTTTCTGATTCTATATAGATACCATCCCAGTTTTTATTAAACAGATTGAAAGTATTTGAGAGGTGCTTACCATCCCATGCGCCAAACTCAATAAACGTACCCTTATGTATGTTTAGTTTATTGAATATATATTCTAAAATACCATCTTCACCATTCTGCGAATAAACATTCCTTTTATTTTTTAAAATGCTATTCATATAACTTAACTAGTATACACGGGTTTAACCCCGTCTAGTATTTCGTCCACCCTCCTCATGTGTGGTGGTCTCTTGAACATGTGTAAACCTTCTCTCATATTCGGATGGCTCATAAGTGCCAAATAAGTGAGGGACTACCTCTTTGCGCTCAACACCAATACCTCCTTCAACACCCTGTGTATATTCACATCCAGCTGCCGTGCATTTCACGTAGGATGTAGCTCCAGGTACAATGCTTGTATCAAGACCGTACACCATTCCAGTTATGCGGGCTGTGCGTTCACGAGAAACTCGAATAATATCATCTGCATTCTGTTGAATCCAGATACGAGATTTCTCTTGGGCCTTGCTGGGAATATTCGTTTCACAGTGAAATCGGTAGTCTGTTACCAGACGACCGTCCGCAAGAGGGGCCGCCCAGCCAGGGAAACGGGCGTCGGCTGTTGGAACTGCAATGCGCTGACGAGCACCTGACTGTTTAATATAGGTAGTTGACCCCATGTCTGAGCCATAAAAGTTTGGAGTTGTGGGTAGGCGAAAAAGGTTTGCGTCCATCCTGCCTCTATACTATGCTTACTCAAGAGTTTCAGCACCGAGGTCAACGGGAAATCCACTCCCATCGCTCCCTTCGTTGAGTGTGGCAGCCATCGGAAAGATCTCGCTGGTTGATGGGGCGCCACCAACCTCAACACTTTTGGACTCGTCGAGCTTCTTTAGAGCGGCGATTAAGTCCTTGCGACCCGGGCGCTTTCCAACCTTCGCACCCCGCTTTTCAGCAAGAGAGATGAGATCGTCCTTCGTCATGGACTCGTAGTTTGCGCTGACAACTGGCTTCTCATCTTGAACAGTTTCTACCTCCATCATTGTAGTTTCCTCTTTTTGTTCGTGAGTTGCTGCCTGTTGAAGAACACTCTGGTAATAGTTTTCCTCTTCAGGAAGAGCCTCGGTCTCATTAGATCCCATAGGCTCGGGAGCTCCAATAGGCTCTGGAACAAACTCAGGCTCTCCCTTATTCATAGTTTCAAGACCCATTTTGATATCGAGTAGCATATTCTCCATCAGGCTCATACGCTTCTCCGCATAGTTAACACGAGAATAAAGATAGAATGACACTGCACCAAAAATAAGTAGGAGCAAGATACCGACCGTAGCAGACTCGCTCAGACCAATAGACATTTCTCTCAGCTATCGGTTTTTTTACCGGACTTGTTCTGCCGCGGTTGCAGAAGTCCTTCGCGTTTTAGAATGGAATATACACTGGAAACTTTACACACACCTTTTGTCAAGTTGTATGAAAAAACAAGCCGCTTCTCTTCAACATCATAACTTGCGGATACACACAACTTCTGGATCTCAGGTGGTGCAGTATCCACAAGTTCAAAGACGTGAGTGCTCAGGAAGCTTGCAACAGACTTCTTCTCCCACAACCGCTTCATGAAAATATTTGCTGTGCGTACACAATCTGGGGGATTTGTGCTGTGAAAGAGTTCATCATATAAGACTAAGCCAGGACCTGCACGAGGGCGTAGTAGACCGGCTGCAAAGTTGACCTCCGTCTGAAACATACTCTTCTTACCAGGGCTATCATGGAGACCTATTCCTGAAGAAATCCATTTGAAGGGTCGGAGTGTCATGGACTTCACACATGCAACACCGAATGTTTGTGCAAAAAGAACGCTTTGGTGGATTGCTCTTAGAGCTGACGATTTGCCCCCTCCATTAGGCCCTGTGACAAGACAGTGGTGAGATGTCGAATCTAGGTGGACATTTGAAAGGACACGAATGTCTTGAGGTATAGAAAGGTCCTGAAGTCCCTCAATACTTAGGAAAGGTGTATCCGAAGAGCGCTCTACAAAAGACACCTCGTTGAAGAGGGGATTCTGTGAAAGCTTCCAGAGGATTTCAAGTTCGCCAAGATTTTCAAAGAGACCCTTAAGAATCTTGGGGTTTTCATAGACAATCATGAAAGTACGGCGGGAATCCGATGGAAACTCATGGAGAACAGTACTCACATGATAAGGAACATTCATTTCAGCCAGTTTGTCTCGTAGAGTGAGTGTGTGTGCTTTGACTTCGAGAATGGCCTCTCCTATTTCACAGATTACCTTGTCAGTTGTATTGTAATGAATCGCATTTTGAATGGGCTGAATGATTCCTTGAACAAGGCTGAAAATAAATAAGAAGATTTGTATCATTGACTGGTCTTTTCCAAACCACATACCCTTGATTAGTTCATAATATCTGCTGAATGGCATCGGTATATTATACATGTATCGCAAGATGAAATAGGGTAAAATAAATGCTAAAAGAGGCATGACAATCGCCATTGCAGGGACTGCATATACTTTGAAGAGGGTGAGAGCAAAGAGAATGAATGGAATATCATTGAGTGATTTGAAATATGTATCTTGGAATGAAAGCTGGCCAATCGCATCTGTGTGAAGTTTCTCAGTTGCATCTGTTGCATCGACGGAGTTGAAGTAATCGTTGCAGAGTGTTTCCAATCTTACAAGATCATCCCAGCGATCATAGGTTTTACCCCGAAGCCGTCTGAGAATCGTACGGTTAACTGTTGCACGTTCGACTGAATTCTTAGCGGTAGCTCTTTGAAGTATACGCGAAACAACCGATTTACTGGCGTCCAACTGAAGCGATAACACCTCATTTAACATCCTAACGTAGGTCTCAAAAGGATTTATTTAGTTAAGCCGCGCAGGGTACCCATCTAAAATTGAGGTGTGTATAGTTCTTTAGAAAAAAGTATGTCTTCCACTTTAGCAATGTCTGTTGCTGATACACAGACCTTCTTAGTCAGTCTCCTCGCTCTTCAAGCCAGTGTTGATAGACCCTCCGAAGACATCTGTACTAAGATTGCAGGTCTTCAGGGGTTGGCGGAGACAGGTGATTCAGCCCGGATGAATGATTGGAGGAGGGGTTCTGGAGGCGGGTATCAAGCACAGCAGCAGAATAAATGGCGAAAGCCTGGTGGTCATGAACAGCGTGGTCATGAACAGCGTGGTCATGAACAACGTGGACATGAACAACGTGGTCATGAACAACGTGGGTATGAACAACGGCCTAACATTCAAGAGACTCCGGCAACAACTGCCCCTCCAGTCGGCAGATATCAGAGTCGTTTCCGAAACAGCACCCAGCCAGTTGAAGAAAAGATTCTTAACAACATCATTCTTTCAAAGTTAAATAAGTTCAGTCAAACAACATATCCCGAAGTAAGGGAGTTTCTATATCAGATTCTAGGCTCAGGCGAGGCAGACTTACAAGAGTTTGTCCGAGATTTCATGCGCCTCGTCTTCAGAAAAGCAGCTTCAGAGGAGATCTTCTGTCCTCTCTATGCCCGCCTCTTAGCTGAGATTTCATCAAAGTATACGGTCATCTTGGAAGAGATGAATCTACTAAGCGATAACTACCTGGAAATCTTTGACGAGATTACAGAGGATAAAGATACAGACTATAACATGTTTGTACAGAAAAATACAGAAAAGAAGTATCGTCTAGGCTACAGTCAGTTTCTCTCTGAACTTGCAAAACAGGAGATACTCCCTTTACCAATTCTAAGCGCAACATTCAAGAAACTTATTAGTCTGATTATTGAATCTGGTAAGATTCCCGATAACCGTGTTGTGGTAGAAGAATATACAGATTGTCTCATGCGTATGGCTCGTGTCTTCAAGGGTCGAACAACTTCATTCTCTCGCAACGCACGTGAAATGATACTGCCTATATTTAATACACTCTACGACGATTTCAAAAAGGATAAAGATATATTTGTCAGCTGTTCCCCAAAATGTGGCTTTATTCTTATGGATATTTACGATATTCTTCGCGTATAAAATATAAACTCCTCTTAGAAATGGCCAATAATTCTACACGCCGCGCTGGTAAGGGTATGCGTATTGTGAGCCGTGTTTACAGCCCGATAAGCCACTTTTTGAAGCTTACGGGAAACTCTGTAGGTGTTGCCACTAATACGGCACGCAACATCGTCCAACGCAGTATCCGTGCTGTTAACAACATCGGCACATCTATTGCAAATCACTCAAATGCTACTATGCGCAACCTAACAAAGCGTCGCCGCTCTACACGCCGATCATCTCGTCGCTAGATGGTGGGTAAAAATTGACTCGCCTCGGCCCCCCTTTTTTTGCATAAATCTGCGTTTCTGTTAGTATGAAAAACCAGCTTTCTCATAGAATGGCCAAAGCGAAGAACTCCCAGAAGGAGACTGGCGACGGAGGGGAAAAGACCCCCGGTCGCAAGCAACCTGCTCGCAAGAACACTGTTAAGAAAGGTGGAGCGCACCATGATGACGATGAGAGTGTTGATAGTCATGGAAACATTCGCGGACTCATTGCTTCAGACTCAGAAGAGGATGTAGAGAGCGCCTCTGAATCAGACTATTCTTCGGATGATAGTGGCCTTACTCCAGAACAGCGTACAGAGATTCGTCGTGTTGCCCGCAAGGCTGCTCTGAAAGCTCGTGGTCGCATCCAGAAGAATCTGAAGAAGGAGGAAGAGGATTCTCGTAAATCTCGTGAGAGACGTGAGCGTGAGCGTCTTGAGCGCCGCGCAGCCTCTAAGAAGGGATTCCTTCCAAAGAAGAAGTATGTTCCTGTAGAGGTTGAGGAATCAGAATCAGAGGAGAGTGAGGAGGAAGAGAGCGAAGAGGAAGAGACTGATGATGAGAACGAGTATGAGGAGGGTGATTCCGAGTATGATGAAGAGTATGAGGAGGGTGGCCCTGCAGGAATCAACATCAACATCGGTGGATTTGGTGGCGAGATGTTTAGTGATCGTATGAAGCCAAAGCGCCACAACATGAAGAAGGAGTCTGAAATCGTCAAGAAGTTCTACAAGCTCGTCTCAACACCTATGGAGGATAACACGATTGACGACCAGATTGATCAGTTCAAGACTCTGGCAGAGGAGAAGCAGAAGTCTCTTATTGCTGCTCTTGAGCGTAAGCCTTCTACAGACGCATCCAATAACCTAATGTTTCGCATTCTTACTATGAAGCTGCCTGAGGAGACCCAGAGCATGGTACTGGCAAAGTATAACTCTCTTCAGAGCCTCGACCCGAGCTCAGGAGAATATTTCAAGATGCGTGGATGGCTAGAGAAGTTGACAAGTCTCCCTCTTGGCATTTACAAGGAGATTCCTGCAAAAATCTCTGATGGTCAGGAGTTGTGCGGCGAGTTCATGAACCGAGCTAGTAAATGCTTGAACGAGGCCATCTATGGTCAGGACGAGGCAAAGATGCAGATTCTCCAGTTCATCGCTACCAAGATTGCGAACCCAACTGCACGAGGTTTGAGTCTTCTCTTGGCAGGTCCTCCTGGTATTGGTAAGACGAGTCTTATCAAGAATGGTATTGCGAAGGCTCTCAACTGGCCATTCCAGTTCATCTCTCTTGGTGGTGATAGTGATGCCAGCACATACACGGGCCACCAGCTTGTTTATGAGAGCAGCCACTGTGGTAAGATTGTCAACTCGCTCATTGCTGCCAAGAGTATGTCTATGGTGCTCATGTTTGATGAGGTAGATAAGATTTCCGCTACACCAAAGGGCGAGGAGGTGCAAAATCTTCTGATCCACTTGACAGACTCTGTACAGAATGCTGACTTTGAGGATAAGTATCTCTCTGGCGTTCCTCTTGACCTCAGCAAGGTGATGTTCGCATTCAGTGGTAATGACCTTGGCAAGATTGACCGTGTTCTTCTTGACAGAATGATGGTTGTGAATCTCCAAGGCTATACTGCAAAGGAGAAGCTGGCGATTGCGGAGAACTTCATTGTGCCACAGGCGCTGAAGGAGGTTAACCTCGATGAGAGGGTGAGTTTATCAAAGGAGGTTCTCCAGCATGTGATTGAGACCTATGCGAAGGAGGAGTCTGGTGTTCGCGAGTTGAAGCGCAGCATCGAGCAGATTACACAGAAGGTCAACATGCTCCGCATCTTCAACACGAAGGATCTACCCTTCCACATTCCTGGCTTCCAGCTCCCGTTTGTTGTGAAGAAGGAGCACGTTGAGATGTTTCTCAAGAAGAAGGTTACAAATGAGAGTGTTGCACACCTATACACGTAAACTAGCGTGAACACTAAAAAATATAAAAATCATAGTATAAAGTCATAGGTATACTATATATATGACACCTGAAGAACTTAGAAAAGTTATAAAAACAATTTTTTTACGGAGTCCACCAAATATATTTGATGAATTTGTAAAAGAGTGCGCCAGCTGGTATGAGAGCGGGGCTCACAGTTTGGCTGAAATGAGGGCGCGAGACAATAAGAAGACTCGTGGCGACATTTTTGAAGAGTTCTGTGTTTTGTATTTACAGCATATTCGCGGATACGAAACTGTCTGGAGGCTCGAGGATATCCCTGAAGAAGTTCTTACTAAACTCTCTCTGAAGCGGAGAGATATGGGTATTGATATTGTAGTCGAACACGAAGGGCGGTATATGGCGGTTCAGTGTAAATATAAGAAACATACTGAGAGAAAAAACTCGGTCTCGTGGACAGCCCTGTCAACATTCTATGCTCTCTGTCTACGAACAGGACCATGGGATAAATATATTGTCATGACAAACTGCGACTATACTCGCCATGAAGGTAAGAAGACGGAGAAGGATATGTCGCTTTGTCTTGGAACTTTTCGCGGGATTTCAAAAGAAGGATGGTTGAAAATATGCGGATCAGAGGGAGTATCACTTGCGAGTAGTGTCAGTCCCACTCTTACTGCTGATGAGCTGCGTGCTGCTCGCATCGCTAGGTTTACTTGATGGAGTTGTCCACATACAATCTTGTCGCTCCCTTTCAGCCATAACAGCTGCCAAGCGGGCCTTCACCTCTTTGGCTGCATCCGTATCAGGTTCACGATCTTTCACCGTACCTGTTCCCCAACGACATTGAGTACATGCAGGTGATTTCATTTCTATCTATACACCAGAAATGTGCGGAGATAATGTTGTTGCCTGGAAATGGTTTATTATGTTGGCCACTGCACTTGTTCTAGTGGGCGGTTTGAACTGGCTTGCAGTCGGCATTCTTGATCGCGATTTAGTTGCTACTCTTTTAGGAAAGGGGCTCGCAGCTAAGACCGTATATATACTCGTCGGTCTTGCTGCGGTCGTTTTGTTTTTCCGTCGTGATACATATCTACCGTTCCTTGGACCTACTATTTTCCCGGTAGGTGCGCTTGCTGCCAAGCAGCCCCAAGGTGCAACTCAGGAGGTCACGGTCCGCACCATCCCAAATGCAAAAGTTGTCTACTGGGCCTCCGAGCCGGCTCGTGGCGACCCTCTTGGCGACTACAAGGAGGCGTATGGTGGATATGAAAATGCGGGCGTTGCAGTTGCAGATGCACAGGGTGATGCGAAGCTGAAGGTGCGTGGACCGCCCCGTGCCTACACAGTTCCTCTTAAGGGTGAACTGAAGCCGCACGTTCATTTCCGTATAGTAAAAGAAAATGGATGGGCGGGTCGTATAGAGACAAAGTTCCTTGATACAGGTAAGGTGGAGGCGTTTGAGGATTTACTTTAGATTCACTTAGCACCCCGCTCACCACAGGCTGCGGGGAGTCTTACTTGACACCCCGCTCACCACAGGCTGCGGGGAGTCTCTTTTGTGAGGAGGCTTACTAGCCGAGTCACTCACTTGACACCCCGCTCATAAAACAGCACATAAGTCGTCTCTCCAATAATGGGCGCTGGAATATTCGTCGCAGTTTCATCATCATAAACATACCAGTTATTCGTAATCTTATCCTTGCATTGTGCTGTGTAATGACCGCCGCCTGATCCACCATGATGGTCTACGATTGAGCGAAGTTTGTAATCAGTCACCGCATCCTTCTCAGGAGATTCCTCTGAGAAGAGTGGGCGTGTAGCAAATGCTTCCACCGCAGGCACTTTCACCTTCGTGTGAATCTTGCGGCCATCATATGTAAATCGCTTCAAACAGACGATGAGTGTCTGAGGAAGTCGCCAAATCGCAGTATCACGATGAGCAGTTGTACGCACAGGAGAGCACTTATCGCATGAATATCCCTCAATATCCTCTCCCTTCAGCTCCTCTTTGAGCATGGCAATCAAATCAATAGGATTTGCATCATTCTCGGCGTTACGGGTCGGCACCGCAGCTTTCAGCGTGTTGAATGTCTCCCAGCGGTGGCTTACATGTCCACAACTCAAGCAGCGAGTACGCATATGAAGAAGACCATAGAGGAGATCCACAAGAGGACTATACTGCTTCGAGAACTCCTTCTTCCAGACCTCCAGCGCCTCCACAACCCTTTTCTCTGAATCGGTGACTGGCGGACTCTTCATAATCTGCATATCCACTTCAATCGAAACGCTATCATGGAGTGTTTCCAGCATGAACATCAGAAACTCGTGCGCATCATGTGGTGCTGTCGAACTGAAATGGTCATAGACGGAGCCTTGCACACAGGTCTTCATAGATGACCAGAAACCTGATGGACGGAGTACGCCAGGTGAAGACCCAACCTCCTGTTGATGAAGAACATCCGCAAATGACTTTGTAACATCTTGCTGAAGACGACGTTTCCCGGTAGCATCTTTACGCATTAGAGTGTCATATCGTCCTTCTGTGAAAATCCAAGGGATTCTCTCAATATGGCGCAGCGCCTGGAGCGTGGCATTTGCATAACATGTTAGACCAAGATTTCTGAGACCGACAACGCCTTTCTTTGGTTCTGACATTTGAGTTAGAGGTTGCGTGGAAAAACTTGAAGACTCAATTTTTGGACTGCTAGTAAGATAAGATGGCGGCTCCTTCGTATCCAAGCTACGAGACATTATATGGTGTGGGTCTTCTGGACGATATTCACAACTATTTTCCAGCCCTCCTCTATGATTCTCAGTCATTTGCGACGGTTCCTGAGGTTCTTGCGTATGTACAAATGCAGACTCGGCAGCGGTTTGATTTATTCTCTCTGGGACGGGGGGCATATATGAGAAGTCAACGGAGAACGACGGTTCCTCCATTATATAGACCTATGAATACACGAGTTGTTTATACGACCGAAGAAAATATTCCCGTTATAAATACATATAACAGGATTGATCGCAGCACTACAGACTCTCTTCTTAATCTTTTTACAACTATGCTTAATCCAAACTTTATGAATGCAGTCATTGTTCGGCCTAGCCCAGAAACAATAACAGCGAATACTACAGTCTCAACAGTTAGCGCCTCTACAAATGAGGTTTGTGCTATTTGCCAAGATGGATATGAGGTGGGAAATGAGAGACGTTCATTGAACGCTTGTCATCACACATTTCACAAATCCTGTATTGATACTTGGTTTCAAGAGAATGTTCATTGTCCTGTTTGTCGCCATGATATTCGGGTTGTTCCTACTGCAAATGCAGCATCAGCAACAGCTTCAGAAGAGGATACTTTATAAAGTAATACCACCCAAATCCTCAGGTAGAGTAACAACTTGAGTAGTATAGAAGCTCTCAATATCCTTCATGAGCTTCATCTCCTCTGGAAGAAGGAGGTTGATAGAAACACCCTTACGACCAAATCGGCCAGAGCGACCAATGCGGTGAATATAGTTTTCACGCTGAATCGGTAGCTCATAGTTAATAACAAGACTTACCTGTTGTACATCAATACCACGGGCAAGAAGGTCTGTGCTAATCAGAACACGAATATTGCCCTTGCGAAACTCAGTCATACGACTGCGTCTCTCTTCTACCTCCATCTCTCCATGGATACATGAAAGAGGGAATCCCTGTGCAGCCATTTTTTCTGCAAGCCACTCCGCCTTCTGTCGCTTGTTGCAGTAGATAATGGCCTGATTGATATTGAGCTGCTGGTAGAGGTCGCAGAGTACCTCATACTTCCAGTCCTCGCGAGGTAGCTCAACATAATACTGCTTGATACCCTCCAAAGTAACCTGTTCAGGTGGAATAAGAATCTTCACGGGATTCTGGAGTAGCTTCTCTGCAAACTCAATCACTTCAGCTGGCATCGTGGCACTGAAGAGTGCAACGTGTGAGTCCTTTGGAAATCCAAGGCCAAGAATACACATGACCTGCTCACGGAAACGGTCCTCCAACATTTGGTCCGCTTCATCCATAATAATATATTTAATATGCTGTCTTGATATTGCCCCACGGTGCATTAAATCATAAATGCGGCCAGGAGTTCCAACAATATATTGAGCACCCCTCTCCAAAGCACGAAGATCGCTGCTGAGGGGTGTTCCACCTGTTGCAGAATAGACTGTCAAAGGGAGATGGCTGCCAAGGTGTGTAGCAACATACTCAATCTGCTGAGCTAGCTCACGAGTAGGTACAAGCACAAGAATCTGGGGCTTCTTAAGTGCAGGATCTACACGACACATAGCTCCAATACTGAAAGCACCAGTCTTGCCAGTACCCGATTGGGCCTGTGCCAGAACGTCATTCCCATTTTTAATAGGAACAATGGCCTTCTGCTGAATAGGAGAGGGCTTCTCGAAACCATGTGCATAAATTCCACGGAGAAGGGTATCGGGGAGACCCATCTCATCAAACGACTCATACGATACGGGCATTTGGGAACTCATTCTTATATTTAAGATGCGGCACTTTCTTAAGTCAATTTTACGCCATATCGGGTTTGGGGGTAAAATTGGAAAGGAATTCTCTTTATCTAACCTAATAGAAAGACTATGGCAGATACCGATGAAGTCTATGAAGAGGGTGATATTGATGTAGCGGAGGAGTTTGCTATGACAGAAGAGCAGCCTGAAGAGGAGACTCGGGCTGTTATTCCTGAGCCACTCGAAGTCCTCTACAAGTTTCATCCTGAGTCTATTCTTGATTACTCTGACACTGTTGCCGCAAAAATACCGCTTCGTGTTGCGCTAGGTGATACAGATACAGTAGTAGACCCTTATCACCGTTCTCAACCTTTCCTCACTCTTTTCGAGAAAACCAAGATTCTTGGATTTCGCGCAAATCAGCTTTCACAAGGGGCGCGCCCCTATGTGGATGTTCCAGAGTATATGACAAAGGTGATTGAGATTGCGCACCTCGAGCTAGAGCAGCGCCGTCTCCCCTTTATCTTGAAGCGCCCTATGCCTGATGGCAGCTTTGAGTATTGGCGGCTTTCCGATTTGATGGTTCTCTAAAAAATCTTTACTCTTTCCTCAGGAGGTATATATAAATCATCACCTGTTTCTACACCAAAGAGTTCATACCACTCGTTAAAATGACAAACGATGAAGTTTACACGCATTTCAGCAGGCGCATGAACATCTAGAAAAAGACTCTGAATCACCTTTTTTGACCTCTCTTTCACACGCCATGATACAGCGTATGCAGTAAAAAAGTTCCGCAACTGTTTCTTCTTCTCTTCTTCAGAAACTCCTTCTAGTTCCTGATGAAGTGCATCCAAAGCAATAGCAAGTCCTCCTAAATCAGCAATATTCTCAGAAAGTGTGAGATATCCGTCGACTGGATGGCCTAGTATTTTACCAGTATCAAATAATCGGATAAGCGCATCCGTTTTCTTTTTATAGGCCGCATTATCCTTGCTTGTCCACCAGCTCTCTTTTTCACCATATTCATTATAATCCTTACCATCTGTATCAAATGCGTGTGTGATTTCGTGGCCTATGATTGCTCCCAGCCCACCATAGTTCCAGCCGATTTGCTCCTTAGAGCGCTTGTAAAATGGCCATTGTATAGAACCTGCTGGAAGTACAAACTGGTTTCGCTCATTAAAATAATAAGCATTTACTACGTAAGGCGCCTCGTCCCAACTATTTGGATCAGCCTTGAATTTCATACGAGAAATCATTGTATCAGTGTTCATTTCTGAAAGAAGGAACATGTTCTTCAGGAAGTTATCAGTTATCAGGTCTGGAATCTCAATATTTGGAAACTCATCAGGATTTGAAATACTAAAATTCATAGCCTTGAGTTTACGAATAGCAATCTTCTTAGTGGAATCTTCTAACCAATCTAGATTTGCAAGATGGGAAAGGGCGTGTTTTTGTATTGTTTCTGCAAACTTTGTTGCATCCTTCTTGATTTCAGGATCAACACAGTCTTGAACATAGAGATAAGAAAGTGGAATACGAAGAAGTGTACGTGTAAGATTTAATGTGAGCTGGTCTTGCGGAAGTTTTTCCGCTTGCCCGCGAAGTCGGTTGCCAAAAAACTTGAAATGAATATCATCGTAAGGCGGTGGTAGAATAGGAAGCGCATAGAGAATCGTGTGAAGAGTGAAGAGGTTGCTCCAACTCTCTAATGGCCACAATTTCAGTATTTTTTCAATCTGTTTTATTAGTTTTACATTATAAATACGTACAGTTTTTGATTTCCATTCATTAGCACCATATGATTTGAAAAGTATATCCCATGCAATATCTGGAAAAAGACTTTCAAGTTCGGTTCCTTTTATATTTTCAAATGAATCGTCTTTGTATTTCTTCATAATAGCTGAGAGAGAAGCTTCAGTTTGAACTGCCGTTTCTAGTTTATCAATAAAAAGTAGTTTACCAACCTCTTCACAAAGTTTCACATATGCAAGAAGAGTCTTGGTTTTTCCAGGCGCCGTTCCACTATAATAGGAATCGTTGGGTAGACCGAGTCCTCCAGATCCAATAACAAGCGAATACTCGCTCGGATTCTGTTTCTGGAAGATTGTTATATTCAAAAATGTTGAAATCCCTCTTCGATTTAATATACCAACCTTCTCCATAACATCCTCTGGCCCGCGAATACACACCATAGGGCGCAAAATGGAACGCAGAAAGTCCAAACTATTATTTTGTTTGCTCCTTCTCATAGACGATAACATGAAGCGTCCAATGACATCCATCATCTTCTCGCGTTTTGTAGAGGGTTTTTCACCCTTTTCAGCAAGCTTATAGCATTTGTCAAGAATCTGCCTAAGCTGCTTTTCAATCAAAAGTTCAACTTCCTCACTCACACCGAAAGATGTACGAAAAGAAGGTATTGACGCATGTTGTAGCCAGCGACCATTGATATGCTTGTAAAAGTTGTTTCCAGGTTTAACAGAAACTACAGTTCCAGGCAACTCTATGTTAGTTGATTTCAACCGTCTTGTTATGTTTTTGTTTTTCATAGAGTAAAACCTTCCTATTTGATGGTTTTACTTTTGTAATATCCGAATAGGCCCTGCGCCCAATCTGTTGTTTTTTCACAAGAAGTAATAATATTTGTTTCTCGTGAAGAGGAGATGAAAGTATATTTTTTTCCATAAATCTCTCCTTCTTATTTTTTAAAGAGATTTTCTTTAGTGTCCCTTCTTACTTGCAGATAATATCTCGGTAACAAGAGGATTGGATACTTTGTTTGTTTCCCAGCTGCAAAATTCATACATACACTTATCCGTAAACATATAGAGGAAGCGAGTTCCCTTATTTGCAAGAAGTGCATATCCACAATTCTGTAAATGACCAGCTGTAAGTGTTGTAAAAAGGTCAGCATCAGGCATGACAGACCAATCAACTAGAATAAGACCCGGACGGTATCCTGTATTCAAGACAGCTGAAAGAAGGGCACGCTCCATTCCCTCTCCCAATGAGATCTTCAGTATATCTATGCGCTGTTCGTCTATCTTCATAGAAGATGTGCACTGTTTCACACAATCCTCAATAGAAATAGTGGGGTAGCTCTTGGAAAGAATCTCGGCAGTTCCTGTGTAAAAGCCGGGGATTCCTGTGTATGAACGGACATTCTTAGGAAGTACCCATTTTGTATCAACACCTTCAGTAAATGGAATAGCCTCAGGTAAGCGCTTTCTGTCTTTGAGTATCTGTCTTACTTCATCCCATGCTGCCGTAGCCTCACTGCGAACATCCCACACATGTAGAGGACATCCTAGAGTTTCTGCAATATCTAAATCAGCAACTGCATTGTTTGTTATGCCAACACTTAGAAAAACAGTTTTTACACCTTTTTGACTATAGAAATCCCAGAGATTCTCAAGAATAGGCCATGTATCTTCGCCAGAACCTATGAGCTTTACTTTAACACTATCGGAACTCATATATTTATTAAGAAGGCTTACTGTCTCCAGTGTTTTCCGCAATTCATACACTGGATGAAGATGGTCATAGGCTCATCTGCCGACCTCGTCTGCATCTCATAATATGTGCATTCGCGCTTGTGGCAGCGCATACAGAGGAACTGGTCAGTTGCCATAGCCTTATTACCTTCCAACTGCCTCTTCTCACGTTGCTGACGGCGATGGATAAAGTCCCTCCAACGCTCGTTGCAGATTGTATATGTGTTAAGAGAGCAAATATCTTCTATAGAGTATTTTCCACTTCGCAACTCGTCAAGAAGCTTTGTATTCTGAACATATGCGGTAGGTATGAGATTTCCAAGAATGTGTCGTACCTTTGTCAGATACACATGCTTGAAGAGTGAGTTGTTCCAGTGGCATGTAACATGGCGATTTGTAGCTTCTGTGATTGAAGCATTGTAAATACAGTGCTCCAACTCCTGAACATCAATCCCTGTAATATTATTTCTGGTGAGAATAGACTCAATCTGCTCAATCGCAATCTCCCTCTTAGGGAAGAGATGGGCATTTGATGAAGTCTCTTTCTGGAGATGTTCCTCCTTTGGAATGTGGAGAATCTGAGACGTTCCGCTTTGAAGAGCCGCCGCTGCCCGCTTCTTTTTACTCACTTTCGCTGGACGAATGGGCAAATCCTCCTCAATCTCTACATCGGGTCCAGCCTCTGTTTCTGCCTCTACTTCTGCTTCCGCTTCTGCCTCTTCCTCATCATCGACCCCATCTTCTTCCTCATCATCCACCTCTTCCACAATGATTTTCTCTTTTACACCACTGGCTTCTTCTACCTCTTCAGCTTCCTCGGCCTCATCGGCATCCTCGTCATCTTCTGAATCGATGTCGTCAAATCCGCCAAACATCTTTGTATAGAAGGCTTCATAGTCTTCTGGCTTGAATGCTACAGGCTTTGTATAGGTTGTAGGATAGAGTGATGCAATAAGAACAACGTCGCCGAAACAGAGAGTATTGTCGAAAGGTGGTGGTAGTTCATGCTTGTTCTCTGTTCCAGCTTTGCCCTCTGTATAGCCGATAAGAGTAAGAGTATTTGTCTTATATCTGTATGTTCCCAGAACTTCTGGAATCTCCTTCTTCTTAAGATACTGCTTTACAGAGTCAAGAGTGAGTAGGCCGTCTTGAAGAGAGATTTTTCCTTGTTTTACTTCTGCTTTTTGTGTAAGAATGATACATGATGCTGTCTTACTCATTTTTCTTGAATACGTGCTTCTCGCTTAAATGACTCGTCAACTTTATACTCTAGGGAGGGTCAATGATTGTTTGGAGACCTATAACAAAAGAACTAATCAGAAAGAGTATTGGTGAAGTTACAATCTACAATTTCGGTTCACATACAGGATTTCTTATAAAAAATGATTGGTATTGCTATCATATTCTTGAGAGGAACTCTCGGGAAGATGGTAGTGTAGAAGAGAAGGTTGAGCTAACTGCTCAGGATTATGTACCACAGCATCTTATTTCAAAAGAAACATACCCAGTTATTGCTTATTCTCCACGGGAGATATCTCTGCCGGACTGGTCTGTGAAGCTACCTCTTCACCCGATAAGTCAAGAACAACAGTTGGTAGAACGTCCGACGGTTCAACAAGAGAAGAAGCAGCATCCTCAACCGATTGCGCAACGCCCGCAACAGCGTCAACCGCAGGGGCAAGAGCAGGGACAGCGGCTTTCACGTCAGCCAAGACGTCCTCAGCCTTATCAGCAATCTCTTCAATCTGCTTCGGGAGATCTTCAACCTTCTTCAGAATATCCCCCGCCTGCTTTGCCTGGTCAGCCGAAACAAACCCAGTCGCAGCGACGGCGCTAATAGCTGAAGAGCTGATACATGAAATCCATCTAAACCATGTGGATGGCTTAACTTGGCCTATAAGCGCAGATAGATTCACACGACCCTGAAAGATGTCAAACATGAGTTCCAGTGTAGAGGAGAGGCCTGAATCTGCAACAAGGATAAGATGTGTATATCTCTCCTCAATCGACTTCTTCTGGTCTTCGGCTGCAGACGCGATCTCTTTCGCCTTCATTTCCTCTAGACCCTTCGCCATAGCCTTAGAGAGAAGTTTGAGCTTCTCTTCATAGGAAAGACCCACAAGAGCCTTTGAACTAACACAGAGTTTTACACCGGCCTTGAGGATAGCCCCTGCATTTAAGGGCTTTAATTCGGCAAGAACAGACTTAACATCAATAACGAGATTGTCTAAGGGTTCCATCTACTCTAGAGATTTAAAGAAGTTCGAGACAAGTAAAAAATGCCCGTTTGTTTTTTCACATTAGGTTAGATGTTTAATCGTATCTTGATAGCACTCGCAGTCGCGGTTCTTGCGTATGTTGCTTACCTTCTTCTGAAAGCTTATAAGCCGTCATGGTTTGGCTTCGACAATTTTGAATCTATTCCAGCTAGCGCACCACTTTTGGAAGTACAGGCCAGGGTTGAACCTGAACGCATAATTACCCCATCTGGACCGAGCTCACCGAATGCTGTTGCACCAATGATTCCTGAGGAAACACAGCCATCTCCGGGTGTAACGGCGCACGATCCTTTGGATGAATCCAACGGTTCAGAGAATGTTCAAGATAACTTGCGCCATCCTGAACGCATGTTTAGTCCTGGAATGAAGCCGACCGATACTGATAGGAGTGTAATGAGTGGTGTTGCATCAACTTATTCACAGACTTCTTCTCAGGCTTTACAGGTATTTGCACCTGAAATGGCTCAGAATGGGGGTGAATTCATGCAAGGAATCGCTGCGAATGATACGCTTAGTGATACAGAATTTGCGGCTTTTTAGGAAGATAAGACCCTAAAGACCTATAACTATATATAAGTAGTAAGAAGACAAATGGCTGCACCCGACCTTGAAGACGGAAATCTGAGGTCATCGCATCGTGAATCAAGTGCTGTTAGACTTAAATTCGCAAATTCGTTTTTACACGATCTGGCAACCCAGTTCGTGGAAACACGTGTCAAAGATTGTTGCATTCGGCAGAGGCTCCAGCCCGATAAGGAGCAAATCGTAAAGAGAGGAACATTTTATGTTATGGAAAATGAATCCAGGTCAGATCCCGGTTTTCTTCTCCTTCTTCCAAAACAACCGGCGGTTTTCATGATGACAAGACCAAGTGGACGCGATAAGAAGATTCCAGCATGGACTCTGAGAATGCGTACAGATGTGAGACTAGGAGAGGGTGGTGGCACGATGCTTATAGCCACACTCGATAAGATTCAACACACTCTTCGTATTGAAGATGTATGGGTGTGGAAAGGAGAAGATATTTATAATACAAAGAAGTTTTCTGAGAGACGTGGCTTTCTGAAAACATTCATAGAAGATTGTTGGACACCCGATTCGCGTTTAATGGGTGGAATCAACTGCTCTGTTGCAAATCCAAAGCCTTTGAGTTCTTTGACTACAGTTGAAAGTTGTTTTAGTGTAGATCTTATTCCTGAACTTCCTGGTAAACGCCGTTTTTGGTTTCAGCTTGAACAGCCTGTAGCTGCTGTGCCCCCGGTTGCGGTTAGTTCAGCCCCTATGTTTCGCACAACAGCCCCTGTTCTTCATGATGCAACACCTGCTGTTGGGAGGGTAGACGCATATGCGGTTCCTTTGGAGAGTCTTCCTGATGTCTACGATTTATTCTTGGAGAATGGTACACCTCTTTCTCGCGCAGCTGTTCAGCAAATCGCACTCAGTCAGAAGCTGAAAGCAATCAAGGGTCGTATTCCTGTTTTGGCTGAATGGAAAGCTGAATTTGGTCGTTATGAGATTGTAGAAATTCGTTTATCTAAGTAGAATGAATAGTGATATAAATTATGAAGAGCCTATTCTTGAAGGTGGGCAGTTTAGGCCGATGGCAAAGAGACCTAGTCCCATTGCTAAGCGACCAAGCCCTGTAGCTAAAATGGCACTACCTATGGCAAAGAGGCCTAGTCCCATTGCTAAGCGACCTAGCCCTGTAGCTAAAATGGGATTACCTATGGCAAAGAGGCCAAGTCCCATTGCAAAGAGGCCAAGTCCTGTAGCTAAAATGGGACTACCTATGGCTAAGCGACCTAGCCCTATGGCAAAGAGGCCTAGTCCTTTCGCTAGACCCATGATGGGAGCTCCAAGAACTCCTGCAGCTGTCGCCAAATCAGCCAAGGTTGCTAGGTCCGCCAAGATTGCTAAAGCAGCAAAGGTTGCTAAAGCTGCCAAAGCTGCAAAGACGGCAAAAGCTGCAAAATCAGGAAGAGTTATGAGCTTTTCTTCTATAACAAAGGGTGTAAAGTCTAGATCTCCTAAACTAATCGCAACTTCAGCTTCATCTGCTAAGGCCGCAAAAGCAGCAAAAATCGCATCAAGTAAGCTAGCTGCTACAAGGGCCTCAACTGATAAAGTGAAGAGGCTTGCTAATGCTAAGTTAGTTGCTACAGCTGCTGCATCTGCTAAAGCAGCGAAGAGGTCTAAAATAGCTACAGCTAAACTATCTGCAACAAAAGCTAAAGCTAAGAGGGGACAAACACCTTCTTATAGTGCATTATCTAGTTTGTATGGTGGTACAATGACAAGAAAACACCGTGGCGGCGGCTACCAGTTCGGACCCGCAATCACACATGGTCTTATTAATAACTATGGACAGGAGGTCATTGCTGGTAAGCCACTCATACCCGACTGTGTTGCGGCAGTCAAGACTGATACTATGGGTTTTAGTGGCCCCAAGGGACTTCCAGGACTCTCTGGTGGTAGCAGACAACATGGTGGACGTTATGGTTTTGTCTCTGCAGAGGGTGCGGCTATATCTGGTCCCCCTTCCATGGGTGGTCTCGCACCTATGTCCAGGATTCCTTGTGAGGCTTCAACACCAAATCCGTTGAATCCTGTAAAGATTGGTGGCGGCGCTCCTCCACTAACAGGTGCTTCTCTTGGTGGTGATAATCAGGCTTATTATGCACCCACGGCTGGATACTCAAATGGCGCAAGCACATGGGTTGGTAGCACAGGCTCTCCTTCACTCATCCAAACACCTTATGAGGCGAAATCGATGAATCCCGCATGCCTGAAGACAGGTGGTGGTAATGTTTCTCGCAAGAATCGTCGCTCTAACAGACGTAAATCCAATCGTCGTTAGATTAAGATATAATCAAAAATATTCATTCTATAAATATTTATATATAATAGAATGAAACATTTTACTAAAAAAATAAAAAAGCTTGGGAGGCGCGTTCAAAAGGGAGGACAATGGGGAGCCCCTCCCCCGATGCCTCAATGGGATCCATGTGCTACAAAGCTTCCTCCGCCATTTCCCGGAGGACAACCCATGTGTATTGGTGGAATGAAAATGCCAAGTCATCCAGCTGCACCACCACCTCCGCCACCAGTTGCTGCACCACCTCCACCTCCGATGCCTAAATGGGATCCATGTGCTACAAGGCTTCCTGGACCATTCCCTGGAGCAGCACCCATTTGTCTAGGTGGAATGAAAATGCCAACACCTGCAGCTGCAGTACCTCCACCACCTCCACCAGCTCCTATGCCTTTTGTAGCACCTCCCCAAATACCTGGAATGCCTGTTTTTGATCCATGTGCTACAAAGCTTCCTGGACCATTTCCTGGAGCACCACCCATCTGCATGGGTGGATTCAAACAACCTGATCCTGCTATTGCGGCAAAAGCCAAAGCAAATGCAAATGCGGCAGCAGCAGCTAAGGCACGAGCAAATGCAGAAGCTAGAGGTAGAGAAAGTGCAAATAAAATGAGAGCACAAGTGAATGAGGCAGTTAAAAGAAAGGCAGAAGCGAATGCAGCAGTTAAGGCACGATCGAATGCAGCAGCCAAGGCACATGCGAATGCGGCAGCGGCAGCGGCAGCTAAAGCAAAGGCAAATGCCGCTGCGAAAGCACAAGCGAATGCAGCAGCGGCGGCAGCCAAGGCACAGGCAAATGCAGCGGCTAAGGCACAAGCAAATGCCGCTGCGAAAGCACAAGCAAATGCCGCTGCGAAAGCACAGGCAAATGCAGCAGCCAAAGCACAGGCGAATGCTGCTGCTAAAGCGCAAGCAAATGCCGCAGCACAAGCACAAGCACAAGCGAATGCAGCAGTTGTTCAGAATATATATACAAATGAGGTTCCTTCAAACACAGTATCTACAAATGTACCATCCAATACAGTATCTACAAATGTAGCATCAAATACAGTATCTACAAACATACCTTCAAATAATACTGTAGGTGGTAAAAGAACAAAGAAGCGCGCTAATAGAAGAAAAAACCGTACAAGCCGCCGTTAATCATCACTAAATAAACATCCATTATCATCTGCAGCTCGTAAATCTACAGACTCATCAACACCATCCTCTCCCTCTGCAGAAATCGTGTATTTGCATTTCCGATAATATATACATCTCTTACGCCATTGCGAACGATACACACCGTGTACATCCACAATGTCTATTATCAAAGGAGCAACCACCCTCTTATTTGCCTGAACACGTAAAATACGCCCTGTACTTTGCTCCACATTTTTTCTAGGACTCGCTAGAATCACACAGTTAAGAGTTTTAATATTCATAGCCTCACTCGCCATGGCATAAGAAGCCAAGAGGACTTGAGCCGTCGCTGCACCCGCTTCTCTCACTTCCTCTTTCATTCCTCCAATGTAATATCCAATAGTGATTCCTGGAACTGTCTCTTTCAATAGCTCTTCTATACTATTCAAATGACCAATCCTCTCACTCAAAACTAAGACCTTGCGTTTTACATCCGCACAAATCTCCTTAAGAAGCTCTACAATCTGTTTTGTACGAGGTGCACATTCAACCACCTGTGTTAAAAGCTTTCCCATAACAGGCTCTTGTTTCCAGTTAACAGGAACATCAGTATAGCTTATATCTTGACAGTCAACATACACAGGTTGCACAATAACACTAGGATCAGCCTCACGAATCTTCTCCCAATACACAGGTGTTCCAAGAAACCATTCAAACACTTTTGTCAAACCATCCTCTCGATTGGGTGTTGCAGAGAGACCCAGCATAACCTTCGTCTGAACTTTCATCAGCGCCTTAGAAAAGTGGCTAGCTCCCAAATGATGACATTCATCAAAAATGGTAAATCCATACTCCGCAAATGCTTTCTCTGGAAACTCCTGGCCACAGAGTGTCTGAATCATACAAAGGGTACAATCGTATTTATCTGATTCAATCTCGCGCCTCCCAGCCTGTAAAATGCCAATCCGCAGCCCAGGCATCAGCGACTCAATCTCACCCTTCCACTGATTCATCAAAAACTCTTTGTCAACCACCACCATAAATCGCCGACCCAGTTTCGCAGCAATGGCAATCGCCATAAATGTCTTTCCACGACCACAGGGTACACAAATAAGGCCACCACCCTTTGCTGGCGCAATCCCGGCATCTACAAACTTATTTATAATATCAACTTGATAGTCATAAGGGGTTCCACGGAATACTTTTGCACTCTCTGAAAGAGCTACACCCTCTGAAAGAATGGTTGCATCAGGTGGACCAAACACATCTTGACCCCATCGCCGAGGTAGATAATAGCGCTGTGGTGATTCACGATAAATACGAAAAGAGAGATCCTCCGCACCTTTATAACTGCGATGAACAATAGGTGCGACTTTGAGTTCCGTTTCTATACGCCTCTTTTCGGCATCAGTTAACGTAGCTTTTCGAACAGAATATCCTTTTGATGTAAGAACTTTTGCCAGCTCCATTCTGTTAAGATAACGAGATGAAACTTTGGGTGCCTCTTTTTATTAGAACCTATCGTTAGATGAATAGGACAGATACGATTTTAGTTTGCCTGTCTTTAATTATATTCCTAACTGCGCCATTTCTACCTACAACCCTCTACAAGATGTCATTCACGAATGTGATTGTTCCATTCTTATTTATGGTTCTTGTGCTGGTCCTCTTGAAGACGAGTCCGATTGGTGCTGTAACAATCCTCTTGGCAATCATGTCCCTCTTTATTGAGTACAGATATCGCGTACTCTCAACAAGTGTTCCACGTGAAGCTGAGGCTATACCCGACTATGAGAAACAGCTAATGCCTGCTCCTCCTATTATGCCTGATGAGGTCCACCCTGAACCTAAACGTCCCAGTGATAAGAACATAATCTACAAGCCATCTGGAGATGCAACAAATGAGTTTGATTCAGTTGGAATCTCAGTTAATTCAAAAAAGGCTCTTCCTAGTCTGAGTCTTCCCGAAGAGACAAACCAGTATTTAATTGAGCATGGACTAACGGGTAAGAGCTCCAATTAGAAATCCTATAAAACAGAAAATAACACCTGTAAAAACTATCCAGGGGAACTCGCGAACCCACATAGGCCATGAATCCATTATATTCAGATTTCCATCTCTATACCATAAATATCCATAGACGCCTCCAAGAACAACCCCTAGAGAAAGAATGATTCCTAGGAAAATAGCGATAATCGATTCCATTTCTCCTGGTGCAAGCGGCGGCTTACCACCTACATTTTTCCTTAAAGAGTCCCTCTCTCCCAGCAACTTATTCATAGGCTTGGGTATTCCTGTAGATGTATCGATTGTAAGTTTTCCATTCGCTATATCCCGATCAGGGTCAAGAGGAACACATTGATAAGCGCTAGTATTATCCACACGGGTTGTCGCCATTCCTGTTGACTGAGCAGCACCAATCGTGCTGATTCTAACAGCCGCACGAAATGCATCTGGTGTTATAGGCTCCCTTATCTGAAGCATAACATCCGTCGGTGCCTTGAATACAGGCCAGACTCCGCTGTTTGCTGCGGATGTTGCTAAAGAGTCTAGAGTGGCTCCATTTACAGAAAGTCCTTGATAGAAAACAATACAGAATGCCTTGACACCTTTTGGTTCTAGACATGTTGTATAAACAGCATAATCTGCGGAAGTTTGAATACACTGGCTCAATGAAAATGGACCCTTCACATTCTGTCCAGCAAGTGCGGCAAGATAGAGAGGGTCAATAACAGTTGCTGTTCCAGGTTCGCGAAGAAGTGGAACTGTGATAAAAATATATTTGGGGTCTGCAGTTGCATTAGAGCTTTGGAAAATGAGCGTGAGATCCGCAACATTCTTATCTCGTTTGACGGTGGATAGCATCCAACTCTTGGTCGCTGGCTTTGTAATCTGCGCCTGAACAATCGTGTATGTAAGATTATTGTAGCGTATAGTGGAAGGATTTTCGCCACGTCCTTCGTCGATTCTAGCCTCAGATGTATTTACAAAAATCGGTGCAGTAGCCCTAGGTCCTAACTTGAATTCAATAGGAATCGTGTCTCTTACACTATCATATAGTGCCTGGTCAACCACAGTTGGGGGATTGACTGGAAAAGATATATTTCCTGAAGTACACGCTGGCATATCTAAATGAGCCCAGGAACATATGTGGGGCCATCAAAGCGATAAAGCGTGGCTTGGGCGGTTTGTCCTGTGGGAATGATTTTGATTTCCTCTCCAGACATCAACTCATCACACCCTACATCATCTTGACAATCTCGCCTCTTATAATGGATTGGTAGAGGGACGGGGTTATTTGTGTCCGTTCTCGTATAGTAATTGAAGCGGTCAGAGCGAGAGGCCACACGGCGACCGAAGAGAGGAAGAAGCTGTCCATCTCCCGTTTTTAGAAGACCCATGGATTGATATGACTCGGGTAGACCACGTGTGGGTGTATTGAGAATATAACCGCCGTCGGGAGGTGGCAGCATTCCACGAGGAGGAAATTCGGGTCCATTATCCCACCGTCTCTGAGGACGGGGTGGACGTGAATAGCGATCATCTCCTCCACCCTCTGCAACTATATTTACATGCACAGGCGGTGCTTGTTGTATTTGCATTGAAGGCACATGTGAATGTAATGTAAGGTGAAGAGGGTTATAGACATACAAAAATGCGGCTACAACAATAACACCAAATAAGATAAGTATACCGGGTGTAAGACAAAATACACCTGGTGGACATATATTTCTAGAGCGTAAAACCATCTACTATGGTCTTTTATTTAGACACGTCGGTAGGGCCAGTAGACATAGACTGTGCTGAAGCCTTTTGGTCAGCTGCCGACAGTTGCGTAGCATCCTGCTTGAGAGCTGTGCCAACCGAGTCGTCATCTTCTCCCATTATAAGCGCAGGGCTGGGGCGAGGATTATTATCAAATGACTCCAAGCGAGCCATGCTGTGCTCAGGGATAACAATCATACGACCCTTCTCACGCACATATGCTGGAACACTCACGCCAGAGAGTCCAGTAGGCGCCTCAGAGCCGCTTGCATCCACACTCTGGAAGTTCTCAATGTTTGCAGAGGCAAGAACTCCTGTAGTAGAGGCAGGCTTAGCTACAACTTTCGCCGCCTTCATCTCCTTTACACGTTCAGAAACGGCCATAGCACCCTGGAACTTCTCAGTCTTCTTCATTATTTGAAGTAGCATTTGAATGATGGGTGCAATAAAGAGAACTGCTGCAGGAAGAAGCAAACTCCTTGTGATGCCGTATAATGCAGCTGCAACAATAGCTGTTATGATGAAGGCTGTAAGAGGCATGTAGTACAAATCATGGATAACAAGTAAAGCAACCACTATCGGAAGAATAACACCCTGAGTCATCTACTTAGATAGTAAATTATAATGAAAGAAGTGGAACAACAACTCTCTGTAAAATCCAAAATGTTCCACCCGCTGCAAATGATTTCACAAGAAGACCCAAGACAGTTAGTTCACCTGTTCCCTTTACAAAGGAGGGAATGTATGTGCCGATTATTATATTTATGATTGGAAGACTGAATAAGAAGACGATTAGACTCACGAGAATAGGAACCTTCATTTCATCGAATATCTTGTTCCACCACGACTTCTTCGGGATGCGTCTAGGAAGGGGTTTTGGAGCATTTGGTGTCCATGCGGCTGAGCCGCCCAATGATGATGCTGACGGGAGGCCCTGTGGTTGAAGAGCTGCCTGAAAATCGGCCTGTGTCGGATGGGAATGTCCAATCACGTGTGCGGTTGCTGGACCATTATCCATTGTGTGTTGTAGCGTGGAGTTGGGATTCGGTGCTGAAATCACTCCTCCCGAGGGGGTCGGTGCCGGAGGTTCAACGTTCATATCCGCCATTATCTTGCTAATAAGATCGCCATCACCGTCAAGCTGTGGCGCAGATTCAAGATCGCTGATCAGTGTTCCCGCTGAACTCATAGTTCTCACCTATCAAACGATTTTCTAATCCAGACGAAGGCGCACAAAAAAGGCTTCAATAATCCCCTCTTTTGGACACTCCACGGGAAGACTTCGGAACTGATAGCATTTTGAGCCGAGCTGATAGGTTGACTTATTCACTTCTTCAAGAGGAGGAGCTTTCTGAACTATGCACTCGGAACCATGACATAGAGGCCGTAGAAGCGCCATGAGACCCAAACCAATCACAAAGCTAAATATTGTGTTAAAGTGTTTGCTTCGCAAGAACTCAAACATCCTGTTGTTTAGCTCTATTTAAATATATGTATTGAAGAGATGATTAATCATTTTAGCATAGTTCCCTTTCTTGCGGGTATTGCATGCGGTGTAGTCATAATTGTCTTCTTCAAGGCTGAACCAGTTACCTTGACAAAATATCCCCATCCTACAAATGTTGATGGTCGTACGTATAAAGATAAAAATGATGTATGTTATCGTTATACGAGTAAGGAAGTAAACTGTGATGATAATGAGGGGGCGCTCAAGCCTTATCCTCTCCAATAGATTTATGAACGGCGCATCTGATTTCGTATAATAGCCCCTTTTTTCGCAGCCTCCTGTTCCTCTTCACTGATGACGGACTCTTTCGCTTCAGGAGGTGGGGCGGCTTCAACCTTCCCTTGTTCGCGGAAAGTGGCGCGCAGACTCTCTAGAACTTTGCCCACTACATTCTCGGATTTCCAGTTGCTAGGGTCGAGAACCTTCTTATTATCGGCACCAATACCTACACCTCCACCGCCTGCGCGAGGATCCGCATAGACGAGGGAGTCTTGACCTGTTGCTAGTAGTTTCTCTAGAAGCTCTGGATGTTGTGTATACATATCTGTGAGGATACCAGTCCAGAGGGCAGTTGGATTTTTCGCCGGTACAGTAAACTTCACTGTCTGGATTCCAACTGTACGCGCTGAACGTGTTTTCAGAATCTTGGCACGAACCTCCATCTGTCCCTGCTCTGCCATTCTCTCAGCCTCAAATGCCTGGTAAGCACATGCATACTGCGTCTCTTTATGGATAAAGTTAACTGGCCAGAGAGGGCTGATAATACCATTATATGGGTCTTCAGGGCGGAAGAAGAGGCGTGCCATGAGACCTGTTTTCAGGCGTACAGACTGAGCTCCTTCTGCGCCTCCTTCACCTTCAACTGCAACCTCCTTTGCCGCTTCCGCCGCTTCAGGAGTATCTTCATATCGTCCATAGAAGAGGGATGCTGGAAAGTTGCGGCGCTCCAGAACAAAGATACCTTCAAGTATTACATCTTTACCCCCTAGAGAATTGTGATATCCAAACAGTTTTCGTGTCTCATTAGGCTGGTCAAAGATAACCTCATTGACTTTGGGAACTGGTATAGTTTTAACACTTCTGATAGCTGAGCGAGTATTAACACGCTGAAGTTCTATATCCATAACACGCTTGTTTGCTAAGAGTACAGTTGTAGCATTACCTGTAGTCTTGAACTCGGCATAGGCTGCGATTAGATTACGTCGCTCTTGTTCGTAAATGACGTCAAGTCCTGCAAGTTTATCTAACCTATAGGTCTCCATTGCACTACGCTCATCCGTAGTTATCGGTCTATAGGATTTTAGCTTGATTGATGACTCAAGCTCACCTGTCTTCGTATAAATATTCAACGAGCCATCATCTCCAACACGGTATTGGTCGGGTTTCCTGGATTTAAGCTTGTAAAATGACTGGATTTGTGTTGCTACTTTCGCATCATAAGGAACTGCAGGTGGAACCTCGGGCTTTAGAGTAGGTTGCGCTGCTACCTCTGTAGGTGGCGGTGCAGCCTTTTGAATAACCTTTACCTCTTCCATCTTATTATGAAGGAGGTTCTTCACCGATGTATACGTAACGAGGAACCCCTTCCGATTCCAATGTGTTCTGGTTCAAGACGTAATATCCTGGCTTCAAGTTTTTCTTGCCACTACTGCGGCTAGAAACTTCCTTACTATCGCTCTTAGTTGCACCAGCATATTCAAGACCAAACTTCATAATCGCATAACTCAGGATTGCCCAGACAATGCAAAAAAGCCAGACCGGAAACCAGGTATGTTTTTCTGAGTTGTAGAGTCCAAACTCTTTCCAGCTTCCGTCTTCATTGAACATTATTTTCGGTTTTAGATACAGCACAACTACAACCCCCACTAGGTATAGTATTGCACTGAAGAGAAGTACTCTCATTCTGTGATAGTGACAGAGTTTTCTTCAGTTTTTCAAGATACAAAACTGCGTCCATTAACTCCTCTTGCGTATGTTGGAGCCAATCTGCAAGACTGAGGTCAGTGCGATCAAGAGTGACACCGTATTTCTTGATACCACATTCAGATCTTTGTTGAAATGAGGCGACGACCGAAGCGACTATAGCGTCCTTCGGAACCACCGTCGCCTCTTGACGGATTGAAGCAATGCGATGCAATGCGGCAACTTCTTCGCTTAGGCTCATCTATCTTTTCAGGTTCCTCGGGCTTAGACTGGCATCGAAGATGCTGGGTACACAAACGGTCTTGAAATGGATCCTGTACAGCTCTGCGTCCACAAGGCTTACCTGATTTGAGCGTGGCCTCACATACATAGTAAATCATATGTCCATGCCGAATCTTTCCTCTCATAAATTCTTTGGATGCGTCTTCAAAGAATTCATGAGTAAATGACATTTTACTAAGCTCTTCGCCGTAGTAAACTTCAATTTTTATAATATACCTTAATAATCTTCCTCTACAGTTTGCGCGTTATCATATCCATCTGCCTCATCTGCCACAGGAGCACCCTCCACAAGACCCACCATCTCACCACGTTCTCGACGTTCACGCTCATACTGTTGCTCATTATGTACACGAAGAGCCTTGGAACCACCAATCGCCCAATCTCCCAATCCAAGCCGCTTATTTGTCAGTTCTACAGCCTTCTCCTCAGGACTCATCCGATCCAACTTGCTGATAATGCGCATTTTCTCAACCTCATCGCGGCGAGCAATCATGTTGCGGATTTCATCATTTGTGAAGTTGAGACCTTCCGCCTTGAAGCGTCCCAGACAGATAGAGAGAATCTGCATTGCGCCTTTTGGCTCTATTGGCCCAGCCTCAACACTCTCTCCAGAAGGAACCAGATTTGGATCTGCACATTCTGCGAAGATTCCGAGAATCATCGCCTGGAGAAGGTATGGAAGTCCAATCGAGCCTCCAGGAACAAGAGGTGTGCGAATCTCATTCTGGAGAATGGGGAGACAAACAATCAGCTTTTTGCGGGCTGCCTCAATCTTCGCCTTGGCCAGACCAGCATACTTCTTGCGTGCCTCTGCCAAATAGGAGAGGTGCGTAGTCAAAAGCTCTTCCATATCTTCATCCGCTGCACTACCAAGTTCATATGATTTTTGCACTTTCAGAGAGTTGGTATTGTAGTTTGTCTTGAGACGCTGGAAAGGTATGAGAAAATAGGATTGCAAGCTTTGAACAAGAGCAACAGGGCTCTGTAGAATGAGACGTTCAAGTGTACGCCCTGTCTCACCGCCCAAGCGCTCAGCCAATGACTGTTTGAACTCCTCAGCCATGTTTGAAAGTGGTCCATATGCAGTTGCAATATCCGTCTCCTCTGGCGCCTTATCCTGAGAGAAGGTTTGAACAGCAAGAATCGTGTTTGAAATGGCCTCACTCCATCCAGCAAAGGGGGCGGGATTCAGATCACGCAACGTCTCCAATAACTGTAGACCCGTCTTCAAACTCCTCTGACCAATCGGTGGAACTGAATATCGTTCATGAGACTCGTCGAGGAGTTCCTGGAATCTCTTTCTAGAGGTATCCACTTGCTGGGATTCAAGTGCCACGCGACCCTCTTCAGGCGTCAATATATCTGAGCTTCTAGGGAACTTGAATGCACAATGGGGACAGAGGAAGTCATATCCAGGCTCATGTGGTAAACCGCGCCTGGGCCCATCAAAACATACTTGGAGAAAGACGCGATAGAGAATGGAATCTGGCGCAACCACATTCAAACGCTCTTGTTTGCGAGTGTCATAGTGAACGACCAGTTGACTTCCTCTTGTACCCGCCAAAGGTCTATTCTTTGAAAAGGTTGGAAGCCCCGCCGCTTTTTCGTCCCAGAAAGAGCTGGGTGTTTGAAGTGGGCGATAGCAGCATGCTGCCTCAGCATAAGGAGAGCCAGTCCCTAGTGCTGTTGTCTGTTTAGCGATTTCATGAGCCAGCAAAATCCAGCCGCGACCCCGCTCCCTTGGTCCAGCTGCATCAGCAACTACAACTGGTCCCTCCAGCAACCCAGTCCGCTGCTCAGGAGAGAATCCAGCTGGAACAGATTCAACCAGCATTTCATCCTCTGCAACCCTCTCCTTCTTGGACTCCACATACTCCCTCCGCAAAGCAATATCCTGCTGAACATCCGAGCTTTTCAGAGCATTTCCACAGGTTGCCATCAGCAACTTGGCGATTTCGGCTTGTCTCTTAGGAATACTTTTCTCTCTTAGAAATCCAGTCATGTTCCATGGCGGTGAACTATCAGTGATTCCAGCAATAGCACACGCTATATAGTCAACACCAGTCGTCTGCTCCTTGTCTGCGCTAGGATATCCAGTAAATCCTGGTTTACTGCATCCAGGTAGTCTGTAGCGTGTTGTATAGCTGGGAATACCAGTCTGAATCTCAACTAGCAAGTATGCAGCAACGGATGATACAAGCACTTTACTGCGAAGAACATCATAATCCACTGATCCAATACCCTTCGCCTTCTGCGCCTTCTGGAACTTGGAATAGTCCTCTCTGGAAGGTTGTTTAGAAAGATCCAGTTCCACACGCTGTGCAATCTTTCTATATCCTCCATCCGTGATGACAACGCCAACACGCCCCGCTATTGTCTTAGCCGTCTTATATGCATCCGTCTGTATTTCAGTAGGAAAAGAAATATCCTCTACAACCGATATTGGAACACCTAGCGCAATATCAATCTGGTCTTGGAGTATTGCATCCTTATCAACAAGAACTGCGCGGCCTGACATTGGACGGCCTTCATCATCATATTCCAGACTTGTGTCATATTCTATCTCTGAGATGGATTGTCCGCAGTTGCTACAGCAGAAGCGCCCATGAAACTGGTCGTGGCTGAATGCAAGAAGGAGTTCTTTGTGTAGTGCCTCTTTTTCACGCGGCTTCAGGTACTCTTGCAGAAGGAGTCGTTCGTGCACACAGACACATTGATTGCTGCAAACTTTGCAGTGAATCCAGTTATCCTTCTTTTCACCGCCAAATCGTGTAAGAAACTCCAAGAGGGATTTCATTCGCAAGCTTTCATCCTTGATTTTGTGAATCATCGTGAGCGATGGAACGTGAGGGCACGGATTTACTTCGCGTACATCCATATCCATATACTCTCTTATGTTGGAGCGAGGGATAGTGGGTTTTTCTATGAGAAAACCAACCCTCTTCTCATTCTTCTCAATAAGACGGGCAGATTCATAGAGACGCCTCAAGAAATCGCCCCTCGCCTTTCTGCGGATTTCCATCTGAAGAGGGCCTGCTGCCCCTGAGAGGACCGCAAAAGTGAAATCATACATGTGCACAAAGAGATAGGCAAACATGGCAATATCATTCTCGCGATAGCTGGGATACTTTGACTGGAAATCTAGAATGGCCTTCTGGAAGGTGGGCTCTGCTAAGAGCTGATCCACACGCTGTTTTACAACTTCAGGAAGCAGAAGAGGATTATTTTGTAGTGTAATAGACTCAAGTTCACTCTTAGACTTCGCATTGATTTCTAGAATACTCGCCTTGACAAGAGCACGATATTTGTCTAACTTATCCACAACTACAATCATTTGGTCTAGACTGAGTTCCTTCTCTGCCAATCCAAATGAGGCGAGTTTGTTGAGAACATCCGCCATACCTCTGCTTTCTAGAGGCTGGCCTTGAAGCCAATCCTCTATACTTATATTTCCAAGAGATGAGCCGCTGACATTGAAGATTGCGCCCGCAGACGGCACATCTGATACAGGCTGCTTGTAGAGAATCTGCTTCATTGACATAGGAGTCATGAGTGCTTTACCCATGTCTAATGCGAGTTTTCCAGAGCGGATATGGCCAATGTCTCTGTCATACTTCATAGGGAAAAGCACATAACTGTCTACAGAAATTGTTTCACCAGACTCAACTACTCTTGGAGCTTCCTTATCACGTAAGCGTCCCATACGAGGACCAACACCTTTTAGAATACTCATGCTTATCTTTGTAATGACGTTTTCTTCCTCAATATCATTATACTTAGTTAGTCCATCCACAACATTCTCATCAGGCTCTGGAACTGCCCCGCGAAAGAACTCTGTATCTGCAGTTAATGGCTTGCGATTTTGACCCGCTGACTCCCAGCTCTGGAGAAATCGTGAAAGGTAGCCTTCCCAGCTGAGATGCCAGTTAGGGAGTGCATTTCCAACAATGGGCTGGCCTGAAATACCACCAATCTGCGTATTATAATATTCGTTTGCAGCTGAAACTACGTCTGACAAATATTCAAGCTTGATGGAATCACTTGAACTGGCCGCAGGATCTACTCCCTTTCCCATGATATGCTCGGTAGAATGGTCAAAATATACGACACGTTTTGCATCTACAACAGGTCTTGAAAGAGGAACATTTCCCTTTTCCAGAAGTTCATTGAGAGTTCCGTAAAAGGTATTGTTCTTTCCAAGTGGCTCTCCTGCCTTGTTATAGAAAACGAGCTGATTTCTAAGAAGAATCATTTGCTCAACGAGTTTTCGAATCTCAGACTGTCTCTGGGGATTCTTCTGTTGTTTAATGCTAAGTGCCGAGAGGAGATCTTGGAGCATATCATTACGCTGGACAACATCTGGATAGAATCGCTGGGTTGCCTGGATTTCACGGATTTCCATGACCTCAGGCACTTCCAATGTCTCTAGCAACTCAAGGCCGGCTGCTTCCTCTTCTGATACAGATGGTGCAGGAGCTTCGGCCTCCTCTACAGTCTCGGGCGGTTCACGCACGCGAACAATAATGAACTCTTCATCTTCAGGGATACCTTTGAAGTCAAAAACAACACGTTTCTCGGCACCAGTCTGATCCTCCAAGACAACTGCGTCGTTTTCCTCATCAATAGACTTGATTCGGTAGGTTGCCCCCATTTCACCACTCTCTTTGATAGTTTCCGCTAAGTAGCCCACTTGGAAATCGTGTTGTACAACAAAAGCGTCTGATACCCTCTTCTTCAGAATGAATGCATTAGTAATTCCTAGATTGGGATCAAAATCACCATCCACGATTGGTATATTTTCTAGTCTGTGAAAGGTTCCATCTGGGAGAATGCGTATTAGGTTCTCATCGAGATAATAAATCCTTCCACGAACTCCATCTAGAGGTCCTGTTGCAGTTATATACACACGATCGCCTAGTTGAAAACCAGGCTCTTCTTCTATTACAGGCGCATCCTCTGTCATATTGTGACCCTATTCTACTATGGCATTAAAATTGAAGAGTCTAGACATACTTTTATTCCTTAGTTCAAAATGTCATTTGAAGTTTCACTCTTTAAAAATCTGCGTGAGACATATCCTTCATGGGAGCAGCTCAAGACCCATCTTACGTCAGAGGAAGGTGGGAAGTTCATTGTCCGGGACTGTGGAAACACGCCATTTGCAATCATTCGTTATAAGAGGGGTCAGACTGTTCTAGGCCATGAGGGTCACTGGCTTCGTTCTGTCGTCTGGAATAAGGAAACCCATATGCCTGTTTGTGTTTCTCCTAGGAAGGCAAATGAAGGCTCTCCTCCTCCTAACACACCGCTTTATCTAGAGGAGTTTCACGATGGTGTTATGATAAACGTATTTAGGATGCTGGGTAGCGATGAGGAGCATATTACGACCCGATCATCTTATGATGCAGGCGGCACATTCTATAGTAAGAAGACCTTCAAGGAACTCTTTAATGAGGTTGTGCCCAAACCTATCTCTAAAGACCTTCCTACAGCTGAGTTTCCAGCAACCTTTACCAGCTACGTTCTTCAACATCCTGAGCACCGTGTGGTGTTCGTAGCCTCTTTGCCAAAGTTGGTGGAGGTTGAACATGGAAAAATCGCAGCTGATGGAACAGTTATCTATCCTGAATTGACTAAGTGTACTACATCTCGTACTTTCCCAGATGAGTTTAAGATTAATGAGTTCGTACGTGCCGAGTCTATTAATCGTGGTTGGCGGTGGCAGGGTTTGGTGTTCCGTGATATGTCTGGAAATCGCTGGCGTATTCGGAGTTCAACATACACATATCTGCGTAATATGAGAGGTAATGAGGCCAAACCTCTTGACCGCTTCTTGCGTCTTCGTTCAACTAAGGAACTTACAGAGTATCTGAAGCATTATGGAGAGGAGCGTCAGATATTCTGGGAATTTGAGACCATCTTGCGAAAACGCACAAAGGAGATTTATGATTCGTATGTTGCTGTTCACAAGTCGCATGAGAAAAAGTTGTCTGACCTGCAACAGCCAGATAAGACGGTTGTATTCAAGCTACATTCCCATTTCCTCAGCTCACTTCGTTCTCAGAGTAAGACGATTAAAATGCAGGATGTGATTGATCTTGTTAACTCATTTCCTCTTTGGGAGCAGGCGCTTCTTCTTAAGAATGATGAATCGCTGCCTGTCGTCCAGCAGCAGGATGAATCGCAGCCTACGAGTCAGCAGCAGGATGAATCGCTGCCTACGCAGCCCCCACAAATGGTTCCAGAGCTGCTCGCCAACTAGCAAACATATCAGCACAGCCCTTCGCAGCACGAGCTACAGCAGAACGAGCTGTAACTTGCTGACCATCCCTCTCAACACCAATACGTAGAAGCATCTCATCTCTCAGAGGGTGAGGCACCTTATAACCAACGAAACTAATATCCGTCTCAGCACCATCCGCCGCAACCATAGCATTCTGCTCAATCCATGTCTGGAAGAGATTGCCAAGAGTATGGTCTTCCTGTGTAAAGAGGAAATCAAAGCCCTGAAGCGCACCATCCGCAGGAACAATTTTTAGATTCTCAGGAAGGTCGCCAACATTAATGGTTGCATATCGCATACACCGACTCTGGAGTACAACAAGAGCACGCGCAACAATCGTCTCAGGGCTCAAAACACCAATGCTCTCAATGGTGAAATCGAAACTATAAGGCTCGCCATCCTTCTCTAAGAAACAGCGTGCAGCCTCCATAGTTGCAAACTCCCTCTCCAACTCTCCCTTGCGAGTCGAGTTCGTCTCCAGTTCAGCAAGGTTCACCTTTTTGCTTGATGTTAGCCAGTTTGTGAAGACTTCCTTCTTCTTGGCTTCATCAGGATCCACTGTATATTTATACGAGCATTGACTCACAGGTGTGTAGCGAGCATTTTGGCGACCTGTGCCCATTCTTGCAATCATCTTACACTCAAGCTCTTCAGGAGCCTGAGCACCTACACGACCTTTGAGCACTGTGAGAAGAGGTGTATCACCCGTAAGACGGTGAGGATGAAAGAACTGACGAGATGGAACTGCCTGAGGCTCATCGCCTTGTGCAATGCCACCCACTTTTTTCACAATAATGTTATCAGCCGTAATATCCATAGAGTCATTTGTTTCATTTTTTGCACTGATTTCAAAGGTATACTCTTCCGGCTTCCAGAGGAGAGGTGCTTCTACGTGGATAGGCAGAAGACCTATCCGATGTGCAAGCATCTCATTGCTCATAGGTGTACTGTTCTTTGTGATAACTACATCTGTAGTCCTACCTGATGAATCCTCAATATCAGCATTAAATCCGACAGTCTCCACCATAGTCAACACCGCCCTCCGTAGAGTATTAGCATAGGAAACATGGGTTGGTGCAAGAGTAAACTGGAGAGTGTTCTCACCGGTCTTCTTCAGATTTTTAAAGGGAGAACCACGAGCTTCACTTGGGGCTACGACACGAATCTTAGAGCGAGCTACTTTGGAAGAGGTAGACATCGGGGTTTGGGCTTGCTGCTCCATCTGCATCAGAGCACTCAATTTTGCGGAGGAGTTGTAGCGCTTTGCTTCTCAACAGATTTTAATGAGCCAGAGGCAAGCTACCAATATTTGCTTTTATGGCAACGGTTGTAAATGGTCAAAAGCATTTCTCCAAGAGCTCTCACAGACTCCTTGGAAATCGGAGTTTAGATATATCTGTGTAGATCCTTCCCCGAACCGCCCAGCTCTTCCCGAGTGGCTCAAGAAGGTTCCAACTCTTGTCATTTCAGGTGAACCAGAGCCAAGAACGGATGGGGCCGTTATGAACTGGATTTATGAGAAGAAGATGAAAGAGGCTGTTGTGACAACATCAAGACAGACAAACTCAGTTGAAGGGTCTCCGGGAGGAGAACCTGCAGCCTACAGCATGTTCGAGAATACAAGTTTCAATAAATCGTTCGGCTACAGCTTCAACTCCGCAGATACTTCGACGGGTGGAGATGGAGGTTCAATGATTCCTGGAACCTTCTCTTTCTTGAATGGGAATGCTGCTCCAGGAGATAGGAACTCACAGGAATTTCCCGGTTCTACAAATCAGACGGCTAGAACAAAATCCAAGAAGGAGGAGATGTTTGACAAACAGATGGAGGCCTATCAACGCTCCAGAGAGGAGGGTATGCCCAAGGGGCCAGCTCGCCAATAAAAATTGAGATGGCGTTTTAAAGCTTAAATGATAAGTATACCGTAGAAGTATGTCGTTTTTGGGAGCTTTTAATAACCAACTTATTCGCTTTTTTGAGGGACTTTCTGAGATATTCCCTGAAGAACGCGATATTAAGATGTCGCTGGAGGCGATTCAGGGCTTGAAAAAGATTAACCCCAAGATGATTCTGGAACTCTTCTTTGAGCATGTCTACAAGCCAATGTCAGAAGCCATCAAACGCGAGGATGAGGATGTAGTGATTAACTACGCAAAGACCATTATTTCTTCACAGTTTAATGAAATGTCCATTGCACTTGTCATGTTTGATAAGCACTGGCCATCTCTTAGTGATACAAATAGGAAAAACATTTGGTCTTACTTGAAGGTTCTCTGTGTCTTATGCGAGAAGGCAAAGGATCTCTAAATATCGGCGACACCGGCGACTTCGGCGGCTATAACCGGCGTAAAGAAATGCTCTACTCTCTTCCAGAAACTAACTAGATGTCCGAGACTATCTTTAACAAGAAGTACACGGAGTTCTGTGATGATTTGGCTGGTGCATGTCCCGAGTATTCTACGGATATCCAAATTGCGAAGGAGCTGGACCCTCTTGAACGCGCACGTGCTTACAGAGCAGAGGTTCTGAAGAAGAAGGGACGTAATGCTACAGTTAACCCCGGTCGTGTGCTACCTAATGTTACAATCAAGCAGCCAGTTTGGGAGGCTCTTTCTGCAGCAAGTAAGAAGGCGATTCTAGAGTATCTTGCCCTTCTTGACGTATCTTGTGTGCTGCTCAGTATTGATTTGGAGGGTGGTGAGAACGAGTCTTTTTCACAGGACTGGGTCGATGCAACACTACGTGAGTGGCGTGGAAAGATGGACCGTGTTGACTTCAAGTCAATGACTGACAAGTTTACCAAGATGTTTGGCACTGAAGGTTCAGCACTACCACCTCTTCCAGAGAAGTTTCTGAAGGGAAAGTTGGCAAAGCTGGCTGAGGACATGGTGCGCGAGTTCAAACCAGAGGATTTCGGTCTTTCTGCAGCCGATATTGCTGCATGCGAGACGGATCCCACACGCGCTTTTGAGATTCTAATGGCGGCATCAGGCGAGAACCCGCAAAATCTCCAGAAGGTCATGATGCGCGTTGCTAAGAAGCTCCAGTCGAAGATTCAGAGTGGCGAACTCAGGCCTCAGGATTTGGCGAGTGAAGCTGAGGAGCTTATGAAGGATTTCCAGGAGAACCCTGCCTTTGTTGAGATGTTAAACAGTTTCCGCACTGCATTCTCGTTTGAAGAGCCTGAGGCTGCTAAGAAGACGGGTCATGATGGTGAGGGACGTCTTGCACAGGCTCGTGCAAGGCTTCGCAAGAAGTTGGAAGAGAGAGAGAAAAATAGAGGTAAAAAGTAATACTTTTACATATTACCTAACAAGTGTTAAAATATAAACTTAAGAAAGTTCTTACTTCCTTGAGTTTTTAGTTAGTACTGTAATAAGTAGTTTAAAAAAGCTAGTTAACGGTAGAGTGCGAGGCAATGTCAAAAGGATTATGCGATCCATATATTTGGGAAGATATTCGTTCAGTTCCGAATGCCATAATGAGTCTTATTCCCGCTTCTGAGCCATGTGTCAGCAATCTCGTTAACACGGTTGTGTGTATATATAGCGTAGCCATTTTCCTCTCAATCGGGCTTTTTTCAAGCAATGCATCGTATACCATCTACATAATGGCCGCTGCAACAGTTCTTCTTATTCCAACTTTCATTGCCTACGGCAAAGCAACCTCTATTAAGAGTGCAAAGGTCGCAGAGCCATTCAGAGATGATGTTGTTCCGATTCCAAAGCCCCGACCTCTGACGGATACCACTTATCCAACGGACAGGAACCCATTTATGAATGTGCTTTTAGACGAAATCAAGTATAACCCGACACGCCCTCCTGCCGCAGATATCAATGATAAGAATATCAAACTCACGCTGGATGACTTTTTCCGAGTGGAGTTTACAAGCGACCCTACGGACGTGTTTGGTAGATCGCAAAGTCAGCGACAGTTCATTACTATGCCGAGTACCACTGTACCAAACGACCAAGCCTCTTATCAGAACTGGCTCTACAAGATTCCTGGCAAGACGTGTAAAGAGGGAGGTCGTGAGGCATGTCTTCCCGGAACAGATGGCGGCAAGCTACCATGGCTTAACTACGACCGGTAAGGAGCGGCTGTGTATTTAGCTTAGGCTTCTTCCCACACTTAATCTTACGCAAAGTTCGTCTCCTCTTCTCTTGAAGCATGGTCTTTGTACAAATAGCAATCGCAATACCTTCTCTCTGTGCCTTTTTAACTTTCAAGGTTTTACCGACTTTTCTTATACATCGGCAAAACTTTTCAGCGAGTCTCATTTACTTCTATATGAGAAACTTTTTTACTCTCACTGCTAGTCAGAAATGTTCCAGGTGAACCGATCAACCCATACCAAGGATGATAACTGCGGTATTGAACAATACTATAAGCAATCTCTTACGGCTGGTAAGTATTACACAACAAACCTTGTCCCCGATGCACGTGAGGTGAATCCTCTTGCAGTAAACAACTTAGTTGTCTACCCCCGTGAAGGATTTGGATTCAATAATCATTCTATCGACGCTGACTCCGTTCTGCGTAATCAGCCCGAGTTCAAGAATAACCGATGCAATGTTCGCCCCCAAGCTCGTCCCTTCTTATCCGTGCCTTTCATGGGTGGCGGACGTGGAAATCCTGACGTGGAGAGCCTTCTCATTCACTCTGAGCAGGTCCGCCAAGGTAAGGAGTGTGGAACTGTTACTGAGCAGCAGTTTGATGGCGTTTTTGTGCCCCTCATTCCAACTGTGAAGGAGAACATCCAGAATCCTAAGAATCTCGTTACTGAGGTGGCTTCAGCTGGATGGGTGCGTGGTGGACTCCCCAGCCGCTCTTACATTCGCGATGTAAACTGCTAAGCATATTCACATACAAGCTTATATACATAAAATAAGAAAGGACATTGTCCCCTCTTATTTTTCAACATCACCGGTAGAATGAGCTCATACCAAGAGGCATTTGAGAAACCAGCCCTAAAGACCCCTACAGAGAGGACTGAGAACCCCCAGTCTTACGACCAGGCCGTCTATGTTTATCAACACACCAAGGAGGCTCGTCACATTCTTGGACTCGTAGGTGGAAATGAAGTATCCGGCATCAAGGGAAACCGTGTAGATCTCGAGTCTGATTTGCTTGGTATCACTCGCCCAACCACGCGAGGAAATGACCGTCTACACCAACCTATTCGTGTTAAACAGACCACTCTTGAAAGAACAAATGCGAAATACACGACACCTCTCAAGATAAACTTGGAGCCTGAGCATTTACCTACTTATCAGATGTGGGCCTATCCTGCAACTCTTGCACCTGAACCATTCAAACAAGAGACCTGCCAAAATCCTGAAAAGTTCTAATAGAGAGGGTCATGCCTAAGAGAAATAGAATAACCCGAAAACGGAAGCGACTAACAAAAGAGATTATTACGCCGATGATTCACCGTCCAAATGCAAGTGCATCCTCGTCTCATATACATGTGCCTTTTTGGGCATATAGTCTACATGGAACAAAGAAGACACGGAAAAATAAGTCGCATAGGGGTAGATGAACGACGAGCAACCTTCAGTAAAACAACAGGCCCTTACACGCTTACGGAATGACGACTTTCGGCAATCCGACGACATGAGAATAACAGGATACTCTTTACAATATTATGTAAATGCTCCCGGTATAAATTGTCCCGTCTCATTTCCTGTAGACCCCACGATTCGCCTTCAAAAGAGTGGCGCCAGCTGGAAAGAGGGACAGTGGAAGACAGATGTGGAGTCGGATCTGAAGAATATCAATCGTCTTGGAACTCGTGTTCGTGGAAATGCCGAATCTTACCAGCCCAAGACGAATGTAATGAACGCGATTCCTCTTCACCCTGCACCCGATGAAAGTTTCCCTCTTGGATTCAATCGGCTCACGAATCCTCCTTGTACGCTTAGGGCGACGGGTTGGAACCGCTGGGAAGCGCTGCCTCATAATCCCCAAGTCACCTATGAGACTCCCTTCGACTTCTTCATTCCTTCACGAGATGTTGATAAGGAAAAGTTCAAGACGCACGGTGATTGCTTAGGTTTACCGAATGGATATTAGATTATCATCATGAATAAAAAATAAGGAATCTCTTTGAGACTCATTCTTTTTTAGATCCTCATCGCTTTTCACGCAACTAAAAGCTGCGCAAAATTAGTTATTAACGGTAGTATGGAGGTAGTAGCAATAGCAGGACTCTTAGGATTAGGATATGCTGTGACTAAACTCGCAACACCTTCTGCAACGGATGATACACCGATTTCATATAAGAAAAGAAATGCATCTCTACGCGAGGCATTTGACTCAGCTGCTCCCATAGCTCCTGCTGGAACACCTCTAGCAACTATGCCAAAAGGTGGATCTGCAAAGGGTGCAGCGCAGGAACTAGATATGTTGTATGCCACACCTGGCGGCACAGTATATCCTAGTGAAGTGAACCCCGGTCCACAAGGAACAGCTTTTGGATATGCATCAAAGCCTCCTACACGTGAGACGATGCAGGACTACGGCTCTGCACCTACATTACGGGCAGGCGAGTCAGCTACCTCTCAAGTTATGATGAATGCCGCAGGAGTTGAAGAGAACCCTGTCTATGTGGATGGAAAGTTCGTTGTCAGCCCTTTGTCTGGTAAGAAGATTTCTACAAACGAGTTTACTCACAATAACATGGTGCCTTTCTTCGGTGGACAGGTGCGCCAAAATGTGGATGCTGCAGCAAACACCAGCCGTCTTGATTCTTTCACAGGTGCTGGAACAACCACTATCGCCAAGAAGGAGGTTGAGACAATGTTCAATACACCCCAAACACCTTATGGTAATCCATTCGGTATGGAAGATAACACAGATTTCGTGCAGAGTCGTATTAATACACCACGCAATCGGTCAGGTGAGAAGCCGTTTGAGCCTGTACGTGTTGCGCCGGCAGTTGGAGAGGGATTTGGCAGCACAGGCAAGGGTGGATTCCAGCAGCTGGAGACGAATCAGTATATGATGAAGAATATTCGTCGTACAGATGATTTGCGAACGGCCGATAAACCGAAAGTCACATATGACAGACCTGTCGTTCCAGGTGTTAGTTTCGTCACAGCGGGTGCAAAAGACACAGGTGAAGTGCGTAAGTACCGACCTGATGGCTTCTTTATTGACGAATCAGGTGAGCGTTTCGTGGGCGCCTTTGCACAAGATGCGCAGAAGGAGACAGTTCGCCCTGTTCAGGTTATGAAACACCAGGCTCGTCCTGAGACATCTGTGGAGTATGTGGGACCTGGTGCGTCGCAAGGATTCGGCGATTCCTATGTTACAGGTTCTTACCGTGCTCCAATGGCACAGCAATATGGCGGTGCTGGATATCGTAACGCCGATGCGAGCAGCTACTACACTGGCGATGTGGATGCACCTGAAGCTGACTATGGTCGTTCTTCGATTGAGATGCGGCCAAATGAGCGCTCTGCCACAGGTGAGAGGACAATGGGTCTGAACTTGGTTCCTGCTGACACAGGTAATGTGACAGTTCACTACAATGATCCCAGCAGGCCGACCCGTCGTGAGGAGACAAGTGGAAATATTCGCCAGACTGGTACCCCTGTTGGTTATGCTGGTGGTGCTCCGGCAGTTACCGTCTGGGACCCTAATGATGTAGCACGCACAACAGTGAAGGAGACGACAGTTCACTGGGGATATTATGGTGGTGCTGCTCCGGCCGATGGACCCACGAAGCTGAAGACCTATGACCCAGATGATATTGCAAGACCCACACAGAAGGCGCAGATTTCGGCGAAGTCTGAGCATTTCGGCCCAAGTATCTCTGTTAATAAGGATTTCACCAGCCACGATGCTGCGTATAACATGCGTTCCAATCCGAATAAGGAGCAGATTGCCAAGGGTCGTCGCCCGATTGCTGGAAACGGAAATGTGGCTGTGTTCACTGGCGAGAAGAACGGAGTCACCTACAAGAAGCTGGATGCTGACAGTGTGAATGATCGCGCAAATGCTGTTAACCGTGTGAGTGGAATCCCCACAGGTGTTGGTGACCTTGGACAGGTGAAGTATCGTGTCCCTCTTGAGCTGGATATCAGTTTACAGAGAAATACACGTGATGTGATTGCGGCTGTTGAGAACAACCCTCTTCAACAGAGTCTAATGAAGAACGCAATACATGATGAGAACCTCTTACAAGAAATGCTAAAGGGTATGTAGAGATGCCCACTGCTATAAAGAAACCCTCTATGGCTTTTTTAATCGTATCTGCGATTGTTGCTTTTTTAACAATAATCGGAGTGGCTTTATATAAATATGCAACTGATTCCCCTCATAGAATCTCTTCTGCTGAGGCGAAAAGGCGTCTTTCTGCGAAAGAGATTGATGTTGTGTTAGATGTGCGTACAGATTCAGAACGCAAGACACTAGGTGTATATCCTGGTTCTCTTCATATCCAAAGTGCGGATCTTTCTACGGAGGCTCCTAAACAGCTTCCGAATAAGAAGGCCCGCATTCTTGCATATTGTAATACGGGGCATAGAGCTAGAATGGCAACTGATAAGCTTCATGAGATGGGATATAAAAATGCTGTCTATATCTCTGGACAACACACATCTCTTGTTGATGCGTCCGGTAATAATTTCAATCTCTAATATAGAGAATGGCGCCTAACAATAACAACAATAATAATATTACAAAGGAAGATCTAATAGGCCTCCATCATGTTAATGTAAATGCTTTACTTAGAAACTTTTTAAAATATGGACAAGGAAATTATAACACATCTCCGAATATTAGAAGTAAACGTTTGAATGATTTTCCTAAGCTTGATATGATTAATAAATCATATGATGATGAAGATCCTGTCTATGTTCCTAAGCTAAAACTACCAAGATGGCTAACTACTAAGAGAAATAACTCAAATAACTCACTAAAAAGGAAACGTAATAACGTAAATAAATCCAATAACTCAAATAAATCATTAAAACGAAAACGTAATAATTCAAATAAATCAATAAAACGAAAACGTAATAATTCTAACTCTAACTCAAATATCATAAAAAGATTAATCATCTCAAATAATTCAAATAGTTCAAATAATTCTAATAATTCAAACAACTCAAATAGTTCAAATAATTCAAATAATTCAAACAACTAAAAAAGGTGGTAGACTAACAAGAAGGTCTAAGGCTAAACGCACCTACATTTAAAGATGGCAACAAAAGCCCAGTCCCCCAAAGGCGCACTTCTCGTCTGTGGAGAACCTGGTTCAGGAAAAACAGAATGGATTCGAGCTCAGGCAAAACTCAATAAAGCAAAACTATTTCGCTGGAATACGCGTATAGATAGGTCTTTGCGAGAGGGTCGTGAAGTTCTACATCAACAAGTTCGTGCAAGAGATACCATGTATGTATGGTTGGAAGGTGCTGACGATCTTACACAAGAGGCCCAGGCATTTCTTCGCAGAATCCTTGAAACTGCATCTCCAAATATAACATGTATTTTGGAGGTACGTGAGCCATGGAAACTGTCACCGCCCATTCTAAGTCGCTGTACTCTTATCAATATGCCGTCCAAAACTTCTTTCAGAAAAGGGCGAAATCTGGAGGAGGCCCGCCGCCTTGGACTTATTCGTGCATCCCCTAGTCTAGAGAATCCAAAGTTTGAGGATATTCCTAGATTTCGTCAAGAGGGTATTGACCCATTTGAAGTATTTGAGCATTGTTTCAAAAAATATGGATGGGAAAACAAGACTCTACAACGGTGTATCACGGCAATCGGTAGTGGAGCATCTCCATGGGCGCAACTGGCATATTTCTTACATTCTCAACAAACAACTGCGTGAAAACATGAATCAAACGAACGCATCTTTAAAAAGATATGGATTCGACGGGAGAAAACGTCGGCGTATATGCGGAGGCAAAGGGTGAATACACACGCCAACTTTGCCAGTTTTTGGTTCCCGCATTACTAAACTATTTTTTACAAATGGTCGAGGAGGCCAAGGAGAAAGAGCCAGATTCTAAGAAGTTGCTCTGGAGTTTTCAGAATCTCTTAAAAGATGTTCCCGACTGGAACGTCGATAAAGTCCGTCGTGAGACAGCTACGGTTCAGACCTTGGCAAAGTGTGATTATTTGGAAGAGTTACTTACTGCAGTCTTTATTGCACACACAAAAGTCCTCTCTGCCATTCGTTTGACGACTAAGAACAAGAAACTCCAGATTTCTATTCCTAAACTGGACCATTTTCTTCACCGCACACTCGCAGATTGTGCCCGCCTTATCTGGTCAAATGTCTACCTTTTCACTCCTACGGGTACACCTGTTGAACGTCAGAAGAATCTGAACTCGGTTGAAGGACTTCTTGGTGAGGGCATCTTACAGTCTATACGAACCATGTTGCCTGTTAAGAGTATTCTACGTGAATATCTTCACGATGATGCTGAAGAGGAGGAAACAGAGCCTGTCAAAGCTGCTGAGCCAGAACCTGTCAAAGCCGCTGAACCTGAGCCAGTCAAAGCACCTGAGCCTGAGCCAGTCAAAGCCGCTGAGCCTGAGCCTGTGAAAGCCCCTGAACCAGAACCAATCAAAGTCGCTGAACCAGAGCCTATCAAAGCTCCTGAGCCTGAACCAGTAAAAGCCCCTGAACCCGAGCCGCTACCTCTACCTGTAGTAGACCTCAGTTCAAATACTACCCCGGTTCAAACAATCGTGGTGGATACAGAACCAAGTGTACGGTTTACAAATATCGACAGTGTCTTTCACCACAGTGATCCTGAGCAAAATATCATGAGCGAAGTCAACACAATCGAGAATGAATACGAAGATGCGGACGATAGTATTCAGTTTGTAGATTCAGCCCCATCTGGATTATCAGAGGATGATTACGATGTTCTTTAGAAAAGCGGGAAACTGACCCCTGTTTTTTTCCTTAAGAGCCTCAGAACATGTCCTCCTCCATGCTCGCGTCAGGTATCGTTGTTGGAGGTGTAACAATCGCAAGTGTTGGAGCAGCCAGTAGTTATTACATGGATAATAAGAAACCCACTATAAAATCAATAATGCGTGATTTTATAATCGGCGCTGTACTCGTCTTAATGCTTATTCAACTTCTTCCTGATTCTATTCAACAGGTTGCATCATTTCTACCTTCCATTTCTACATTCCAGAATCTTGTAGGAGGTGCCAGCGAAGCAGTTCAAGCAGCAGCAAGTACCGCCTCAAGTGATATGGAGATTCAAGTTGGAGTTCCTGGATTTTAGTGGGCATTAAACAAGTGTTTCAAGACTATCATCACGAGGCCTCACACGTCTACCTCGAGCTATACACATAATTGTAATAATACCCCCAATACAACAGACTAAAATAACAACAGCTGTTCCGATTGCTAATCCAATATCAACTGCTATTTCTGTATAAGTCATCTTATAATATATATAAATAGGTCTTTTAGACCTAATTATAAATAGTTTTCACTGTTTCTAAATGAATAAGGAATATGCCTTCTCGACTTTTTCAATGGTTTTGAATCGTGAAAAGGGTAGTTTGTTCACCTGTTCCGAAGGAATGGCTGTATGTACTTTCGCCGCAATATGTTTGTATAAATCAAAATCGGGAAATCGTTCTTCTCCGTTGGGGTCCATCAAAATATTCTTATCATCATCGTCTATCATCCATGACCACAAACAATTATAAAGATGTGATTCGGTTTCACGAACAACCATACCCTTCTCTTCACTCAAAATCACACGACTATCAGACTCAGTCGGCTTCTTAGGAAATAAAGGCTCAAATAAACTCACTGCCAAACGTGAGAGGTCAAATGATGGATTTGGCTCTACAACATCAGGTGTATTTGATATAAGAGGTTTGAATGCATATTGTCCGTGTGCATCATTTCCAGGTCTGAAATCGTCGCTCACAATCACCTGTTTATTAAGATAATAAATACTACGTCCGAAATCAATAATACGGAATATTTTTCCGTAGGTTGGAACTTTCCAGACTGAACCTGACGAATCCTTATAAAAGAGGAACTCCTGGTCAGTAGAACTCCACACAATATTATTTGTATGAAGATCGTTATGCGTCATACCAAATAGCTTCTGAACAACACAAAGCGCAGCAATAACCTGGAAAATCCAGGCAGACCACATGATTTCCCACTCCTCTGTTCCAGGCTTAACTGTATGTTTATTCGCATCTAAAAGAGAATCCATCGTATCTTCATTCGATTCTGTCATCATTAACATGACTGGAAAATCGGGTATATCGGCATATACAATAAACTGTTCACTTTCAACAGTCTCATCTGACTCTTCATCAGCCTCACTCTCCTCGTCAAAACTTTTACTACCCATGGATGCAGACTCTAAACTAGCATCCTCGATTACATCATCTACTACTATTGATTCCAGCTCCTCTTCACTATCACTATCACTATCAGACTCATTCTCTTCAGTCATAACTGGTGGTGTAAGAATATCGGCTAAGACTTCATCAGGTGGAGGAATATCTGGTTCTGAGCCGTTCAATACGCTGAGAGCATAGAGACCTTTCTCAGTACCCTTCCAGAACCAGCGTGTATTTCTGAAACTTTCATAGTCCTCATTAATGTTGTAGTGATACATATCAGCACGAGCACAATAAGCACCATAGAAATGATTGAAATGGGGTGATACATCGGATGCGCGAAGACTGCCTAGTGCATAGGTTGCGACTGCTTCAACATAGGCCTGATTCCATGGGTCTTGCAGCTTGTGCCATGCATTTGTCCATGTTTTTGAATGTCCAGGTAGACCTGGATCTTGTGGAAGACTGTAGCGGCCTTGCATCCAGCGAACCGGATCCAGGAGGTGGGTCACTTTCAAGAAAGCATCACTCTCCACAAGCTCTCCATCCTTCATTTTCAGCGATAATTTACAGAATCCTTGTCGGCCTGAGCAATCAACTGAAACTAGCTTATACGGAAGATCGTATGCGAATTTGGCAGTCTGGAATTTATTTACACGAAAAAGCTTTGTGAGGGTTGGGAAAAAGGTTTGCAGATTTCTGAAGCCACAAATACCATCTACGCCTTCAGGTATTTCCTCTTGAAGAAATCTTGGTATCGGAAGATTCATCCCCCGGAGTTTTTCCATCTTTTTCTCATCAAGAATACATGCGTCGTGTAAAAGCGCATATTTTTTAGATGAGAGATAGGAAGAAATGGCATCACCGATGGACGTAAGTTTGCGCAAGTTTGACATGCGCAAAATTCAGCAGGACGCCGTATGTGTTTTTATTGGACGTCGCCGCACTGGAAAGTCTACGTTAGTGCGAGATCTACTTTACCACCATCAAGATATGCCTCTAGGAACGGTTATTTCTGGAACTGAAGAGTCCAACTCGTTCTATTCCAAGATGATCCCGCCACTCTTCATTCATGGTGAGTACAGCCCTCTTATTCTAGCTAACTTCGTGAAGCGTCAAAAGATGATTATGGCGAAGATTATGGCGGAACAGGCACAGGGTCAAATGAAGTCCCGCTATGACCCTCGCTCGCTCATGATTCTGGATGACTGTATGTATGATGACAGTTGGACACATGACAAGAATATTCGCTACCTCTTCATGAATGGCCGTTGGCTCAAGGTATTCTTCTTGATTACCATGCAATACCCTCTTGGTATCCAACCAGCCCTCCGAACAAACGTTGATTATGTATTTATTCTGCGTGAACCTTATCATTCAAATCGTAAACGCATTTTTGATAACTATGGCTCGGCCTTCCCATCTTTTGAGTTTTTCTGTCAGATTATGGATCAATGCACAACCAACTATGAATGCCTTGTCTTAGATAATACTACACAAAGTAATAAGCTTGAGGACATTATCTTTTGGTATAAGGCAGAGCTGCACGGTGATTTCCGCATTGGAGCCCCTGAATTCTGGGCGCACTCTGCAGCACATATGAGGGAGAAGGAGGGTAATGAATATGACGCTGGAGCAGCTCGCCGTTTGAAAGGTCCGGCCATTCAAGTTAAAAAGGTTTAATATAATCAGAAATGCCCTATATATTCAAAGACCTTAAAAAACTAGAAGAGTATGTCTATGATAACTTCATATCAGGTGTTGATACTGTAAGTGAAGTTGATGTAGATGAAAAGAGGATTTATTTGGAGGTTGGAGCAGGAACGGAAATCTTGAGTATTACGATTAATCAAGATAATGGTAAGATTAAAATGAAACTGTCTCGCCCCAATAATGAATCTAATGAATGGCACTGGATTACGGAACGAGATGATATAGTTGAAGAACTAGAAGAGTTTGTAAAAAAAACGAGTAATAACTCACGAAATACGCGAAAAAATCGCCGAAATATGCGAAATACTCGAAGAAAAACTAACTTATAAGTTCAAACGATATAGTTTAAACTCAATTTCTTAGACCCGCAGTAGATGGATAAGTCTGACGCTATTTCAGGATTACTATTTATAGCTGCACTTGCATTTGCTCTTCTTATTGCTGACCGCTTTCTACGTTTGTCTCACTACATTGAGCCTTTTCAAGGTGCGATGAACTCACAGTGCGGTGTGGATATGCCTCCTTGTGATCACCCTCTCCAGTGTATAAATGGATATTGCAAGTCTGCAACTCCAAAACAGCTTCCGGTAAATACGGGTCTTCCGGTTCTTCCAATGTAAGCGGAAAGATATGGTGTATTTTCTGGGAGTCTAGGATAGTATGGAATTTCTTAAGACTGCGCTACCTTCATGGATGAATCTCTATGTATTGATTGGTCTTGGTGTGGCTCTTTTACTTGTTCTAAGCTATTTCGGCTATCGCTGGTATACAAATACGGGTTCAAAAAGTGGTTTTTCAGATATGGGCGAGGAGTGCAATCCACAGATTGAAAATGCGTGTGGAAAAGATGCGAACTGCCACCCAGATGAAACAGGTGAGAAAGGTATCTGTTTTCCGAAGCAGGAAGAGTTTGTTCCAGAGCAGCCTATTCCGGAACAGCCAGCAGAAGAAACCCAGCCCGAAAATGTAGAATCTGAGTAGAATGGTTCGTCTAAGTAATAAGACCTTGGTAGGTGTTTTCGTTTCATTTCTTGTTATCCTCGTCTTAATCGCAGTGGTTCGTGCGGTTTTCCCAGATGTTCTCGTTAGCGGGTTCGATGACATGTCTTGCTACGGTGTAAAGTGCAAGGAGGGTGAATTCTGCCAAGAGGGTGTCTGCCGCGCCATCAATCCTCCTTACACAAATGACTATTATAACAAGGGCGCTGAGTCTTTTCTTAACAAAGAGTCATATATCAATTTATTCGGTAAGAAGAGGAAGTAAATATAGTTTTTTAAATAATAAATATGTTTGATTATGAATCAACGTTATTTATTGAGAAGCATCCATCTTACGCTGAATAGCGAGGTCAGCAGGGCCATCGAACATGGCTGAAAATGTTGCAGGAGCCGCTGCATTACTGACAGGCTCAGCCTCTTCACGGGTCACGGTGGTTGCAGGACCACTGCGCATCTTGTTACGGTTCTCGCGCATAAACATCTCGCGAGCCTCTTCATTGTCCTTGTACTTCTTCATGAGGGTGTTGAGTTGTTCCTCAGCATACTCCTGTTCACCAACTTCTGTTGGCTCAGGGTCCCATGGAAGCCATTTGCCCACTTCTCCGAGAAAGATATTGTGAATCTGATCGTTGCGCTGGAGCTTCTTGGATCGTGCCTCAGCCTCTGCGCGGCTACCATAAACACCACGAACTTTCAGTCCCCGAACACTAGTGCGAAACTCATTCTTCTCTGAGAACTGCTCCTCCAACTTAGTCTTGTTAGTATAGACGAAATCGTCATATGCCTCCTTTAGTTTGGAGTCCTTCATGTCCTTCTCATTCTCCTTGATGAATGTCTGAAGACCATCCATGACCGTATCAATCCTAACCCGGCTGTTTCTGCAGAGGTCGGCGCATCCACTAAGGTCTTGCTTATCAAACTCAATAGCCTGTGCATCAAGCTTGTTGTTGATAGTGCGAATCGTGGTGGCTAGGTAGCCTTCGAGGTTGCGTATCCTCATCTTGAACTCATACTGCTTCAAGAAAGTGTCAAAGAAGAAGAGGTCCTTCTTCGCAAGCACCTTCTCCGGGCTTAGAAAGCTTAGAAGAACAACCTTCTGTCCCGGAATCTCAACATCCTCATTCAGGAAATCCTCACGCTCGGTGTTTGACATCTAACTAGTTCAATACACTATGTATTTAGACCGTTGACGCGCGGACAAAAAAATCTTTTTCAATAATATAGAGTTAAATGGACTTCACTACGGAGATTGTTAACCGTGCTATTAAGTACTTGATTGAGGGTCTTTTCGTTGCCATCGCTGCAATCTTCGTTCCTAAGAAGTCTTTGCCGGTGGAGGAGATTCTCACCCTCGCGGTTGTCGCTGCAGCCGTCTTCGCCATCCTCGACGTTGTCAGCCCATCCATCGGCGTTACGGCTCGCCAGGGCGCTGGCTTCGGTATCGGTGCCAACCTAGTTGGATTCCCGATGCGGGCATAAGCAGCATAAGCAGACCAGCATAATATAAAAACGTTTATTGGCCTTATTTAACATAGTATAATCTCAAAGCGATTTTATAGATATACATTAATATATCTATAAAAGCCAGATGAACTCCATCATAATAGCACTTATCCTCTTATTTATTGCGCTTGTTCTTACACGTGTTACAGAAGGATTCGGATCAACATCGCCTGGTACGATGGTTCAGCTACGAACAAGCCATGTCCCGACAGAGGAAGACGCTTATTTTTACAAATACATATACCCTCAAATGGTAAATCGCGACCTTATAAGAATGACAGGCTCAGGACTTTTCTAAATTTGAAACGGACATTTTATAAAAGACCTTCATAGAAATGTCCAGATTCCTTCGGATTTCCAATACTGTGATTCATGTTCCCAGTCTTGCAAATGTAAGTATGACAACCAACTGTCTAGGTTCACCCTCCATCTGCCTCTATTACCACACACAGAAGACGCAGATTCTCTATTGCGGAAACTACGAAGAGTGTGAAAAGCAAATGATGCGTATTAAAACTGCTATGAAGAGTATTGAAAATGCACTTGACGGAATCCCTCTTGTTGAACCCGACTCAGTGATATTAACAACTTCTGATAAAAAATAAAAAACTTTCTATAATATAGAAAAATGTCTAATAATATTGATTTGGATGATTTAGATAATATGTTTAAGAGTATGCAGGTAGATAAAAATCCTGTGAAATATAACTTTTCTTTTGGTGCATCTGCTGCACCTGCTGCAGATGTAAGTTTAGCAGCCGCTATTGGTGCGCGCAATGCAGCATTAGAAGCAGGGGCAGATCCAGTAGTTGCTGAAGTTGCAGCGGGTGCCGCTGGCGCAGCCGTTCTCAAAACGCAAACACGCTATGCACAAAAGTCTAAAAAACGTGCAACACCAAGGCGTACAACTCAACGTGAAACAGCCCAAAACTTAAAAGTTAAAAAAGACCTCAAGGAGCTTGAGAGGCTCATGGCAGCGCATGATAGAGAGAGAAGATTGAGGGCGCGAAGTGGTATTCCTTATAAGGGCCGTCTATCCAAGAAAAAGGGAAAAGAGACACTTCGCAATCGCTTATATAGTCTTGCTATGGCCTCACTCAAAGGAAAGCCTAAATCTACAACACGTCGTCGCCCCGCAAAAAACACGGTCATGAAGTAAGTTAGATTGACCGAATATATTGCCACGCCAAATCCTGACAAATCAGCTTCCAAATCTTGTCTTGCACATAGAGCTTGTCGCGATTTTTCAGTAGAGGGAAACACGGTAAATACTCGTCCAGCTCTAGGAGTTCACAGAACTTGTAGAGAACATAAGAATACGAGAGGAAGTTGCTGCGACCCTTTGGACAATGTGTCTGGAAAGACGGCTGAATCTCCTTGAACATGAAACGCAACTTCTCCTCGATTTCACGGGACATGACTGGCGCATTCTCACCATTCAGTCGGTTCAAGATGTGAGGAACATGTTCATAATATTTATTGTATCCAAGCTTTCTAAGAATCTCCTTGATTTTGCTTGGCTTCAGAGAACTATACTCTGAAATACGCTCTTTTTTGAGCTCTTCCATAATCTCGTCATAGACTGTGGAAGGAATCTCTGTACTCTCCTTTGCCTGGAACTGGGCGAGCCATTCATTGAAATGGTTAATACGTTTGTATGCGTAGTATGAGACCTCTCTTGGAGGATCCTTGTAGCTGGGCTTGTCAGAATCAATCAGCACAAACTCCTGGAATCCGCATTTAGGGCATGTGAAGAGGGCCTCATTCTGGCTGAAAACCATTTCAGTCTGGCACTCTTCACACTCTCCATAAGGATCATTCAGTGTTTCAGTTCCACCACGCGCATGCTCAGGGTCCACTTTTTGAAGATAATTCTCTAAGATTTTGTCGCGACGAAGACGCTCACCTACAGGTGCAGTTCCTGTTGTGATTGCGCTGGCTGTCTGGAGAGAACTCAGAATATCGCCAGGTTTTGCCTTATAGGTTGAACTTTTTGCCACACCTTCTGCCCCATTATTAATCTTTTCTTGAACGTCATAATACTGATACAAAAGTTCACCGGCATTTAGAAAATAGTCATATACTTCATTTCCTCCCCGCCGTTTCTGAACTTCCTTCTGAAGAGCCTTGATTTGCTGTTCAATAACCTCATATTGAACATCATCCGTTATAGTTGAAAGACTTGTCTCAAGCGTGCTCAACTCCTCTTCAAGCTCTCCGACCTGTTTCTCACGATCAATCATAGCACCTAGTTGTACTTGATGGACTGTATCAAGAGTAGTTCTCGCTTCTGGATTACTTCTTTTGGTGGGACGTATCTTAAAAAACGCATCACCTGTTGACATTGTATACGAATCTTATAGGATTTGAGTTCTTTTGTTTAGACCGACTAAGGTTCAAAGACAGAAACGCAGTTATTCGTGAAAAGTTTCCTTTTTCCGCCATTCCGGCACTTCTTCAGAATTTTTTCTTTCTAAGGGGTATAGACACAAATGACTGGTGGTGGACTTATGCAGCTCGTCGCTTACGGTGCCCAGGACGTTTACCTCACTGGCAATCCCCAGATCACCTTCTTCAAGGTGGTCTACCGAAGACACACTAACTTCGCCATGGAGTCCATTGAGAACCCATTCAACGGTTCTCCTGGCTTCGGCAAGCGTGTCACATGCACGATCCAGCGCAACGGCGACTTGATCCACCGCATCTACCTCCAGGCCACATTGCCAAAGGTTCAGCTCCAGACCTCTGACGGTTCTGGTGCACAGTTCCGTTGGCTCAACTGGGTTGGCCACAACCTCGTCAAGAGCGTCGAGCTCGAGATCGGTGGTCAACGAATTGACAAGCACTACGGACAGTGGCTCCACATCTGGAATGAGCTCACCCAAGAGGCTGGCAAGCAGGGTGGCTATGCCAAGATGGTTGGCAACGTTCCTCAACTCACCAACCTCCTCGTCCAGGGCGGTGAGCCTTGCGATGATGACTGCGCTGGTGGTGAGCCAAACTCCTCACCAGAGGTCCTCAACTGCGCACCAGACTACACCTTGTACATTCCTCTACAATTCTGGTTCTGCCGCAACCCAGGTCTTGCTCTCCCTTTGATCGCCCTCCAATACCACGAGGTCCGCATCAACCTCGAGTTCAACGACCTCCGAAACCTCTGCTTCGACATCACCCCCCAGATCACAAGCAACCTCCACACCATCCGAGACCGAGTCAACGCTGCAAACCTCACTGCCGCATCTCTCTATGTTGACTACATCTACCTCGACACTGATGAACGACGAAAGTTCGCCCAGGTCTCCCACGAGTACTTGATCGAGACCCTCCAGTTCACTGGCGGTGAGTCCATCACCTCCTCTTCCAACAAGCTCAAGCTCAACTTCAACCACCCTTGTAAGGAGCTTGTCTGGGTTGTCCAACGAGACTCCTATGTCTCATGCGATGACACCATCATCAACCCATGGAAGGGTCAGCAACCATTCAACTTCTCCGACTGGTGGGACCGATCTGTCCTCGAGTCTGGATACTCAGTCACACGATTCGAGGGAATGGCTGGAAAGAACCCTGTCATCACTGCTCTCCTCCAGCTCAACGGCCACGACCGATTCCAGGTTCGCGAGGGACGATATTTCAACGAGGTCCAACCATTCCAGCACCACACCAACGTGCCTGCGGTCGGTATCAACGTGTACTCGTTCGCTCTCCAGCCCGAGCAACACCAACCAAGCGGCACATGCAACTTGTCCCGCATTGACAACACCACCTTGTTGTTGACTGTCTCCAACAACGCTGTTGGAACCACCACCTCCTCAACTGTCTACATCTACGCCACAAACTACAACGTTCTCCGCGTTATGTCTGGCATGGGCGGTCTTGCTTACTCAAACTAAGCGTGATACCACCCAGTGGATTTCGGCTCTTAGTAGTCTTGGTTTTTGCGTAATAATTATTTTTACGTAAATAAATATTTAAAAACTATATTGATTCTGTTATACAGAATAAAGATAGTAGATAGATGAATAAACGAATCAATGATTCTATTATCCAAGAA